GTCGATCTGTGTGTACTCACCACACCGCCAATGCCTTACTCATCAGGACTAACCTGCAGAACCCCACATGCCGAGGGGATCAGACCAGCCGAAGCTATAACGCTCACGAGCCTTGTAGCGAACGTTACCTGTATCGAAGTCACCGTCCATGCTGTTTTGCAAGGCGATACGTTCGAAATGCTTCATGCCGTTTGGCACGTCGGTAATCAAATACCAGCCGTTGCTGTCGGTCAAGAAGTGGTTCACTGTGTAACCTTCAGGGATTGCGCCCATCTGTTTCAGTGCGTTGATGTCGTTGTCGGTAGTACCAACACGCAATTCGGTGTCAAGCAGACGCTTAGCAACGAACATCAATGCTGGAGGAACAACCATCTTACGGGGCTTGGCGGCGATCAACAGACCGCGCTCATCAGTCCATGCGGCGATTTGAATCACAGCATTTTCCAAAGAAGTTTCGTTCAAGTCAACACCAGTAGTTGGGCTGTTGTAGTTCACACCACCGTTAACGAGTGGGTGACCAACGCGAGTGCTAGAACTGTTGTTACCGAACAAAGTGACACCGTCACCGCCCAAGTATGAACCGTTGAAACCGTTGTTGATAACGGAAGCGGCTTTAACTTGTTTGGTGTAAGCCATAGCACGGGCCAAAGACTTGGTGTAACGAGCAGACAAGCTGTCGTACAAGTTATCTTCTACAGCTTCTTCAGTGATGGAGAAGCCAAGAGCAATAGTCTCGTGGTTGTAACGTGCGGTGAAGGCTTCCTGTGCGTTGTCATACGCAATGGCTTGACCCTCGTTCTTGACGGGAGCAGAAGCAAAGCCAGCCAGCTTTGTCTCTTCTTCAAAGCTACGCTCAGATTTCTCTGTTTCGTAGATTTCTTTGTGCTCTTCGCCGTAGCGAGCGTATTCCATGCCGAACAAAGCGTTCAGACCGGGGAGCAACTCTTTAAGTAGTTGTGCGCGTGAAATTGCCATGGTGAATTACTCCTAATTACAGGCCGACAGCATTGCTGTATGAGTGGTATCCGGGGTTGAACTTCACCAGAATGTCAGTATAGGCGTCACCGGGTTGTGATTGCGCGTTGTTCAAGAAACCAACGACGCGGAAAGCGGCAGTGGTAGTGACAGCGGTAGCATTCACAGCAGTGGTGGAGTTGCCAGTAGTTGTAGAACCTGTACTGGTGCTTTGAGCAGCAGACAAGTACACGTTAGCGCCCAAATCAGCAAAGGTCATAGAACCAGCAGCTTGAACTTGGAACACAGCGCGGTCGTCATCAACAACATACGCAGTAATAGTCGAGCCGTTCACAGAAGCTGTGTTGGCAGGATAGAACTGAGAATAGATGATCTGACCTTGGGCGTTGGTGTAAGTGCAACCAACGAAAACACCAACAGCACCAGTCAATGTGGTACCAGTAGGAAGTGCGTTTGTTGTACCGTCAGCGCCAGTAGCTGTACAGATTTGCAAGTAACCTGACGCGGCAACGTACACGAGTGAACCATTGAAGATGTTCGTGTTGTAACCAGCGGGGTTAATAGGGAAAGAGCGAGTGCTACCAGCGTATGGTAGGCCACCCAACTCATTTACGGCGCGAAAGCCGTAGGGAGAAGCGGTAGATGCCATTTAAGGACTCCTAAGTTTATTTAGAACCAGAACCAAATCCGGATCCCCTTGTCGATGTCGACTTGCGGTCGGCAAACAAAGGCATGCGCGGATCATTTTGTCGCATGAAGCTGTTGTCAACTGAGTCCATCTGGTTTTGAGCCTGCTGGTCGTAATAATCTTTACGGGCATCGAATTTTTCTTTTGGCATCTTGCAGAGCATGAGGCCGCCAATTTCAACGTTGCCAGTTTTCTCATTACCAACCATCATCAATTCCGGATGGTCTTCTGCCTTCACCGGTTCCCAACCTTCACGCATTTTGCGCGATACATTGGTCACTTCCGACTGTCCCAGAACGTGCGTAGCCACCCAGTGGTACACCCAGCCCGGTTCAGGCGTTGGATCAGGCAAGTTTGTCGGCGGTACGTATACAGCACGAGCAGATTTTTCGCGTGTCGTTAGATCACGATTTTTGCGGTCAAGAGTTTCAGCCATTTCAGTTCTCCAGTTTTGCTACTTGTGCAGCATATTGCTGCGGGGTTAAACCTAATTTCTTTGCCAACGCAACTTGCGTTGTCGTTAGCTTGATCTTTCCTGCGCTCGTAGAACGAGACACAGAGGCAACCACTGTCGTAGGTTTCCGTTGAACCTCACCAGACCTTGGCTTGTCTTCGCCCCGACCAAACAGATCAGGAAACGTTGACTTCATGCGAGCGTCAATTTGCTCGAAATATTCAGCAGAGCGGGGATCCACTCCGTTTGTGACTAGCTTTTGATGCAGCCCTAGTGCGTAGCTGGTGTATTCTTCAAACCCCTGAGATCCGAACCACTGGTTTTTTGCCTGCCAGCGCAGCGTCTTTTCGTCGGGCTCAACCTTTGCAGGTTGGGTTTGTCGAGGTTGTACATTAAATTTTTCTTCCTGTAAAGGGGTTGGACGATAATTTTTCGTTTGCTCCACTTTAATCTTGGCATCCATCACAGCCTCTTGAGCAGCAATGATGGCGTCAGTGTCAAAAGCTTCTTGTGCTTCTTTCAACTTACGGCGTGCCATTTCTAGCTCGCTCTCAGCCTTTGACTTGGCGCCAGCAATGATTGCTTCTTGGCCTGTGTAGACGTTTTGTTTGAGGCGTTTGTTCTCCTCAATCAACTGCTGTGCAAGACGCTCCAGCTCCTGTTTCTCACGCAAAGTGGCTTCTTTAACACGGCGCTCATCGTGACGTGCGTGGGTCAGCTCTTTAATGCGGTTCTGAACTTTTTCTGAGTAAGACTCGATCTCTTCTTCACTGGGATCTGCGACTTCACGATCAAGCGGTTTCTTGCCTCTGTCCGAAGCAGGCGTGTCGTCTTCAATCTCAATGTCTACTTCGCCATCGCCTTCAATTTCAAACTCGACGTCGGCAGTCTTTTTCTCTTCAATTTCGTCAGGGAACTTGAATTCATCTTTCATGACTTTCCTTTCAAGCGCGGGTCAGGCCGCGAGGGTCTTGCACAACAGCATCAACTTGGTCATCGTTGATGAGACGGAACTCTTTGCCAAAGATCTTGAATCTTGTGCCAGAGTAAGTACGAACGAGTACAAAGTCACCTTCTTTACACCACGCTCCGTTGGGAAACTTGGCAGTGTCTTTGTACGCGTCGGGGCCTACACGCAATACAAACAACACCGTGGTGGCGTGTTCTTCTTGCTTCATAAACTCCGTTGGTTTGTACAGGTTTGAGCCTGCAATCTTTTCATCAGCTTCCGGAACAACGCACAGCAGCTTCCAACCTGTGGGAGTCGGCAGTGCACCTGCTTTTGTTTCGTTGTCGGCGTCTTCTTCTGGCGCATCCATTGACTGAATGTGCTTTGGTAAAACGATGTTTGGAGGCAGGATTAATCCTGATTCAGTTTCGATCATGAGCTTCTTCAACTTTCTGTAGCAGGTCAAGTAGATAACGCTCTGCAAGGGCTAGACCCGAAATAATCCCGCAGAGTTTTTGGTATTCCTCAAATGATCGGCATGTTCCACCAGCCATGTCATCGGCGTAGTTGTTCATGTCTGTGCGTATTTTGTCGCGCAATACGTGTGCGAATTCTTGGATCATTTTTGTGGTTTAGGTTGGTTTTTAATTGCGTTCTGCATCGCTGCATTACGGGCTTGGAAGTCCATTTGTTTTTTGTTCTTTGCAATGTCTGCGCCCATCTGGACACCGGCACGCTCTTGTTCAAACTGGTGCTTGGCTTGACTCTCTCTGATCTGAGCGCCAACACGCAAAGACTCCAGCTGTAACTGCCCCTTGACTTTCTCTTCTTCAAGACGCTGCTTGTCTGCAGCTGCTGCTGCGTCAGTCATGATCTTCTTCTCTTTGAGCTGAATCTCTTGGGCTTTGAGCTGAAGCTCTTGCATCTGCATCTGAACCACTGGGTCCTGTGCTTGCTGCTGAGCCATTGCCTGCGCGGCTTGTGCTTGGTCTTGTTGCAACACTTGCTGCGCTGCTTGAGCCATCATGCCTGACAGAGCGATCTCAACTTCTGGTGGCAACTTGGAGTCTTCGGGAGGCAGCGGCATACCGAGTTGCTGCTCAATCTTCTGACGCATCTGATAGCCAACGTGCTCTGCAATGTGCGCAGTAATCGCGCCCATGATCTTGGGAGCCTGCGGACTTTGACCAATGAACTGCTGAATGACGGGATCTTGCAACAACAGCATGTGCACTTGGATGTGTGCCTGATGATCTTGATGCAGAAACGCCTTAATGGGTTTGCCAGTCAGCGCGTTCTGGTTTTCCTGCACTGGGTCAATCGGCTTCATGTCATCCTCAATTGGCACCAGCTTCTCAGCATTCTTAATGCCCAACACGTTGAGCATGCCACGATGCAACTCAGGCAAGTTGTAGATATCAGGAGCCATCTGCGCCATCTGAATCACAGCTTGGTACTGAACAACGCGCTGAGACATTGTTGCTGCGTTGGGATCTGACACGGGAATGATGTCCACCTTGTCATAGTCTGTCTTCTTGGCTTTGCGATTGCCGTACTCTGGGTCGTACGTGTAGTCTGGGTCCGTGTAGTCGCGGATGATGTCTTTCAAAAGCTTAAGCTCTTGCTTCAAAGCAAAGTGCACACGGGCCTGAACAGCCGTCATCACTTTAAGCTGGCGCTCAAGCAATGCAAGCGTTGTACCCACTGGAGCCTGCGCAGACATGTCCGACACATTCATGTCAGACGTTGCAGCAAAGCGGCGGCCTTCATCAACAATGTTGTTCAGCAAATTGAACAGTGTCTGGCTTGGCTCTTTGTACGGCAGGGGCAGGATGCTGTCGCGAATGTTGCCAGATGCAACGTCTACGTCGCGCCACTCTCCGGGGGCAATCGGTGTGTCATCACCTTTAATGCGAAGTCCGCGCGACTTGAGTCCACCGGGAAGATTAGATAGCGTTCCTGCGTCGACCAGTTGACGCATAAGACTTGTGGCCGACTTGGCAAAACCGCCGATAAGGTGGAAGAGTCCAAAACCATAAGCTCCGAATCCGGGAATATATTGGTAGTGTACAAAGTGCTGGCGCTTGAGTCGGAGGTCATCGTCTTCATTCCAGTTGCGGCGTATGGACAGAATGTCATTGGAGCCTTTAATGATGGTTACAACGTACGGCAACATGATGCCGGTCTCTTCGCCTTCGTCATCTACATCTTCGTAGCCGTCGAGGTTTAAGTCAACATGGCACTCGTAGAGGGTGTAGCGGTCGTCGTTCAGGTCGTTAAAGCCAGTCTCTTTGTCCTTGGCTTTCTGAATGTCAGTGCGATCCTTGGGCGCATCCGGCAGCTCGATGTCCAGATAGAACCCCGCTTGCTGAAGCTTGACGATCTCATTTTTTGTTTTACGCATGACATGCGTGACGCGGTGGCAAGTGTCGAGGTCCGTCGCGCCGTACGGCAGCAGCATATCTTCTGCTGGGATGAACATAGACACTTGGCGGCCAAGCGCTGGGTCGAAGTACACCTTCTTAAACGCAGAGCCCGTAGCTGGCAGTGACCACAGCATGCGCTCATGCTCGGAGCGGTACTCCGTCATTGTCTCCGTCAGCTCGTAGTTCATGTCATCTTCTACGTTGGCTGCAATCTCGCGCATCTCAGGCGTATCTTTACCCAAAATTTTAGAGCGCACAGGCCCCTGCGCTGGGAACGTCTCAGTGATTGTCTCGGCTTGGAAGCGAACAACAGCCTCTGTAATCATGGGGTGGAACACACCACACGCGCCTTGCCACGGCTCTGTTCTCTCCTCAATCTGCAGGCCCAAAAGTTTAAGCCCATCAACGTAAGTCTTCTCCCACTCTTTGCGTGAGCCCTTGTCGTTGTCAATGTCTGAGACCAAGTCCCCCGCCAGCGACTGCAAGGCGCCATCGTCTATGTACTCGGCTAAGTTGTCACTGAAGTCTTCCTCACCACTGTCTGCACCGGGCTTGATTGTGATCTCCATCCCGTCTATGCCGAGCGTTACTTCTTCTGGATCAACGATCTCAATTTCTAAAGGAGACTCTTCTTGCGCCAGCTCTTCGATGCCAACAGGTTGTTGGTACAGCGCCTTGTCGATGTTGGTTGCCATTTTTAATCCTAGTAGTATTCGTATTTCTTACGGCGAAAAATTTCAATGTCGTCTTTCTCGTCCGAGTCCAAAGAAATAAAACCGCCTTGCCTGAAGCGCAGCAGCGCCTGTGTTGTCGTATCCACGAAGTCGTCGTGCTCTCCAACTGGGAAAGCTGCCACCTCTTCAATTACTTCTCGTGCCCAGCGTGTATCTGGTGCCCAGACTTTACCACTGCTGAATAAATCCGCAACCGCATTCACCCGCACCATCTTGTCGTTGCCGCGAGACGGGCTGAACTCTTGCACAGGTATACCCATGTTGCGCAACTCTTGTATCAGTGGTGCGCCAGCTGCCTTTTTCTCCACAATGAACGCGTCGGGCTCCCACTCTTTATAGTGTTTGAGCGCAACAACTTTAAGTTCGGGAAAAGCCATCCGGTCTTTAAAAGCGTCGAGCAAGATAAGCTGGGGCGTGTCATTTTCTTCCTCGTTGTAAAAGATGCCCCACGTTGTGCAGGCGCTGTAGTCGGAATTGTTCTTGGTCTCAAACGCCGTGTCCCACGACTGGATGATGTACTCACACGTTGGCGGCTCGTCGCCCTCCCAGATTCTCCAAAGCTTGCGCCCAATGATGGCGCTGTTCTCGCTTGTGGGCTGCTGCATGTACTGCGCATTCCAATACCTTGGGTCAAGCGAAGCCTTTGTTGACTTGAGAGAAGAGAGCGGCCACTGCTCGGGCCAAAGAGACTTCTCGTTGTCTGTGTCTTCGTGCAGGATGGCTGGAAGTTCTACAACTTCCCAAGGTATGGCTTCGGGGTTGCGAGCTTGGTAGTCAATCAGGCGCCCAGTCAGGTCAAGCAAAGACCACCGGGTCATAATCACAATGATCGCACCACCCGGCATCAAACGTTGTAGCGGTCCTGTCTGGAACCATGACCACGCTGTGTCAAATGCCAGTCGAGAATTGGATTTAACATCCTGCTCTGAATGAGGATCATCAATAACGAACAGATCAGCACCGCGACCAGCAAGAGCGCCGCCGACACCAGCAGCGTAATACTGACCCCCAGCGCTCGTAGACCATTTGCCAGCTGCTTTCTGGTCATCAGCAACCAAAGTTTGAGGGAAAACATCACGATATTCCTCCGATTCAATCAAATTACGCACGCGGCGACCAAAATCTTCGGACAAACCAGCGGTGTGGGTACCCATGATGATCTTTTTATTAGGGTATTTACCTAGAAAGTAGGCTGGGAACAAGTAAGAGCTAAACTCAGACTTACCCATACGGGGCGCGATGTTGATAATCACCCGTTTCTTCCTGCCCTCGACCACATCCGTAAAGATCTTAGCCAGCTTTCTGTGGTGCGGACCAATCTTGAACCCCGGATACACCGCTTGGGCAAATCCCAACATGTTTGTCTTGGCCGCCGTCAGGCTGGCGCGGCGCTCGCGCACTTCTAAATCATCAAGTAGCTCAATCTTGTCATGCAGTGTCATGTGCGGAAGCGCCTTTTGTATGGCTTCTAGCTCCACTTTGCTGATGGTTGTAAACTTATTGAGATCCATCTGCGCTTTCTTCCGTGCTTTCTGACCCACCAGTTGACACTTCTGGACTCTCATCTGGGCGCTCTGAAACGTCCACCACGTCTATCACTCCCATGAACTTGGCCAACTTATCCTTGATGCGCTGCTCAACTTCAGCGTCAGTCATCTCCACTTTCTTGACCTCGATTTGCTCCGTGAACAAGCCCACTTCTGTGACTTTGCCCAGCAAGCCTAGCGCTTTGAGACGGATATTGGCGTTGGGGGATTTGGTTTCTTCAAGCAGTTTTGCTACCGTGTAGCCGCGCAGTTGCTGCGCCATATCAATAAACTGCCAATCATATGCAGCCAACATTCCTGTCAAGTGCCTTACAGCTGCTGGCGTCTTCAACTCTGCAAGAGATGCTTTTTGTTCTGTGGTGTCGGCGTTGGTTGTGAGCGTGCCAAAAGCTTTTCGCGCAGACTCTGTCTGCTGTTGGTCTGCAACAACACTGTCGTCATCCACACCCAGCTCAGCCAACCACTGCTCCGTGGCAACTTGCGCGGACAGGACATCCTCGGGCGACGCGTCGTCCAACTTTACAAAACCTTCCCGAGAGGTGACCTCAGGTTCAAAATGCACCAAGTGATCTAACATGCGTAGGAATCCTTTTCGGTTGCTTCCTCGTTGGCGTGAGTGTACACTCCTTTTCGGCTGATGTGCAAGTCTTGCATTTGTGCATTTGCTTCTCCTTGATGGTTTAGTTGCCATCTTTACCCCCTGCGTTAATAGCGCCGGGGGTTTTTTTTGTCCCTCGGTTTTTCCAAATTTTTATAAAATTTTTTAGGGCACTGTGTTTTTAAACAGTGGGGGGTACTTCGGATTTTTTAAAATTTGATTTGCGGGTATGGAACAGTGTTCACACCACGTGGAGGGGTGCATGGTCAAAAAGGGGTCGTGGGGGATGGGTGGGGTTCAGCCGTTCAGCTTTCCAGTCATTGTCAAGGGTATTTAGAAACGGATTGTGGTATACTAGATGCATCGATTGGGAGTTCCAGTCGATAGGTTGCCTCGCCCGTCTGCGAGGCTTTTTTATTTGGAGTCGTCATCATGACTAAATCATTCAATCGTTCTGCTGTATTCGCTGTGTTCAATCTTGCGGACAAAGAGTCCGCCAGTTTTACTGAACAACTACTTGAGCTTGGCATCGGGTCACGCGCAGATGCGAGGCCACTTGCAATGGAGTGGGCATCTAAGAAGTACGGCGTGGCTATCAAGGATGGTCAACGCGGGCTTACCTTTGTGAAGCGTGACACAGACGCTGAGCGTGCAATGAACCGCGTGCTTCAGGTTTGCTTCCCTAGCGCAGACAAGCCCAAGTCTGGTAAAGCTATTGCCAACAAGTCAGACCCAGTCGAGTTGGCACTCAAGAAGTACAACGCACTGAGCGCAAGTGAGAAGCGTCGCTTCCTCAAGTCAATCTGACGGACAGTTTGTCCGCGAGTTTCTCAATCAATCACGCGGGCGAGGTCTGCCCGCTGTTTCTTTTCTTGTCAATCTAGGAGTTCATCATGAGCAACAACAAGTTCTTAGCCTTTGCCGCAATCCTTTTCACCCTCTGCGTCGTCATTGCCATCTATCTCGGATGGGACTCTGACGGCTTCTACATACGCCAAGTACTTCTCATACTTGCAGGCTACATCATGGCAGTCGTCATCAACATCGTTAACGAAATGGAGTAATCATCATGAGCAACAAGAACAAACACTATGCCCTGCACCAAATGCGCGAACTGCGTAAAGACTTCGTTGCCATGCGCGACCAATGGGAGAAAGACCCACGCGCAGTCATGCAACGCAAGGCACAACTACGCGCACAACTTGCCGAGGAATCCATGCAAGAGTGGGAGACCATCAAGCGCGAATCCAAACAACTTCGCCTCCTCTAACTCGCGGACAACTTGTCCGCCACCATCTCTCCACAACTTGTTGTGGAGAAGTACAAAAAGTGTTGTTTTTTTACACATACCCACCACTTTACACAAGTGGACACCCACATGGGTATCGCGCAACCCGCGTGGATACTAGCGGTAACAGTCCACTGGTCCACAATACCCATATATATAAATACCTTTTTCATTTAGATATATATATCTGTATGTTCGTGGGTATGTATTCTTTTCTTTGTTTTCAAGTTTGCCTTAGTGTTCTTGAAAAATGGTGGGTATCTTGGTCGAGGATAGTTAAAATGTCAGTGTTCATGCGGCTTTTCACATACCCACTACAAGTGGACCACCTTGTAGACTGGTGGGCCAGTTACAAAACCAAGTGGGCCAGTTAGCCCCAAACTATAAGGAGAAAGTATGCAAATTAAAAATTGCACCAAGTGCGGCGAGTCACACGACATCGCCCAATTCAGGTACCTTGCCACGCTAGCGCAGACAAAGAAGTGGGGCAAGGCAGGCAATGTGCGCATGGAAGTGGAGTCGAAGTACTGCAAGAACTGCAGACCCAAACGCAAACCACCCTCTCAACTCAGCGCCAAAGAGATACACAACCGCGTGCAATCGGGCGACATGAGTGAGTACACCGCCAAGATGTTGCGTGCCAAGCTAGCCCGAGACGAGCGCAACAAGCAGGCGATGGCGGCACGCAAGCGATGGGAGAAGGTGTGGAGTGCCGAGCTCAAGGAAGTACTCAAGCCCATCGCCAAGGAAATCATCAGCGCCCGCAACACATGGCACTACGCCAGAGACAAGGGCTATGTCGACAAGGCGGTGTTCTATCACGAGTACATGGGGCTACTGATTCACGAGAAAACCCACGCCGACATGAACTACGCCATCAAACCGCGCCGTCCCTCATCCTCAAGGTGGGCGGACTACATACATCCAAATGTATTCACAAGGGTCAGAGAGATGTGGGCACTCCTGCCCCCGAGTTTCAAGCACTCACACATACCACTGCTAATTAAATACCGCCCCGATGGGGCTCAACTCGCGGACAGTTTGTCCGCAACAACTCAAGGAGAAAGCAAATGACAGATGAAGAAAAATACCCAACCTACCACGATGTGATTGACGCAGTCATAGCGCAGATCAAGGTTGACTTAGCCAAAGAGGACGAGACAGCCATCGTCGAGTTACTGGCACGCCTACCACGCAAGGTGTTGCTGTCCTATTTACCAGAGGAGGAAACAAAATGAACTTAGTAGAAGAAGCATTGACAGGACACTGGGGCCCGAAGTGTTCTGAGTACGAGGAAGGGTGCATTGTGTGTGACGCATGGCGTCAGTACGAGAACCTTGTGACCTATGGCACAAGTAAACCAAAAGAGGAGGAAACCATGCCTAATTCATAGACAACAACCCGAGAGAACGGTCATTTCTTTTTTATCGCTTGTTTTTTAACTCGCGGACAGTTTGTCCGCATCTTTTTATTTGGAGTATTTATCATGGAACAAATCAATCAAACAGTTCAAACACCAACAGTCCCACAAATCACACAGCCTACATCTGCGCTGATGACCACGCTCATGGCGCTCGTTGACAACTACATCCGCGACATCGTCATCGACCAAGTCAGCCGCATCATGGTCAATCACACGACCCTGCGAGCTATCGACGAGGGCTTCAAAGAGCAGATCAAGGAGATAGTGGGCGAGGTTGTGGAAGTGGCTATCGCTAACCATGTGGACGACGAGTATCACATCAGCGAGGACGCCATCACAGACATCGCAACGACAGTAGTTGAAGATCACGACTTCGACAGTCAAATCAGCGACGCAGTCAACGATGCAATCAACGACTTCGACTTCGAAGATATTGTGCGTACCGCAATCAAGGACAACATCACATTCTCAGTAACAGTGGACTAATGGAGGCAACATGGAAACAACAACGCAACCCCTTGCGTTCGATGAACTCCCATACCAAGCGAAGCACCACGCTATCGCTGAGTACGGCCAACCGCCTGACGACTGGCATGAAGAGATCATCCAACGCGCTAAAGAGGAGGGCCCCGAGAGGGGCTTCAACATCGACGAGATCTTGTTCACAGGCTTTCACTCACAAGGTGACGGCGCATCGTGGACTGGGTTTGTCGATCTTGCAACATTTATCGCATACCACAGCAAACCAGAGGACGCTGACTACGCGCAGTACACAGTACTCGCAGAGTTAATTAAAGATGGTTGGTGTGAGGGTCATGTAGTGATAAGCAGGAGTGGCTTCTACTACAACCACAGTGGCACGATGCGTAGCGCAGGTGTTGACGATCGCATCCACTACGCAGAGGATGACTCAGTAGTAGATCGTGGTATCTTGGAAGGTGCCAATGTGAAAGAGCTTGCGCGATCTATTGACACCGACTATCTGTTCAACCAACTCGACGAGTGGCTACTGAGCAAAGCGCAGAAGTATGCGGATGAGATATACAAACAACTACGAGAAGAGTACGAAGGCTATACAAGCGACGAGTACTTCAAAGAACTGTGCGACATCAACGGATGGCGCTTCGATAAACGCGGTATCTTAATCAACGAGGAGTAAATCATGGGATACAGATCAGATGTAGCGTATGTCATCAAGTTCAGTGACATTGAGACGCGAGACAACTTCATCACACTAATGCTTGCGAAGAACAACCCACAAACTACGCAGGCAATACAAGAGTGTGAGTATGGGTACGAGGATGACCCCATCATTACATACGAGGCGTTCAATGTGAAGTGGTACGACAGCTTCGAAGATGTAAAGTCACACAACAACTTACTGCGCGACGCAGTAGAGATTTTTAAACACAAAGGAGGGAGGTATAGATTTGTAGGCGTCGGTGAAGATGGCGCTGAGGATTTCAGAGAGGATGATGACGAGGGCGACTTGTATGAGTACATCAGTACAGTGCATGAGGTACGCACAGAGTTCCCTAGCATCCGCGCAGGATTTTCAACTTTAACAACCAACGAACAGGAGTAAATATCATGGCATATGTGTGCAGAAATTATGACGAGGCATTGGCAACATTCGCAATGCGAGGTGCAGTACGCAGTAGCAAGTGGCAACCCAACGAGAGACCGCTTGACCCCAAGCCTGTGGCGCATCATCGAATCATCCAAGGTAGCAATGCTTACGGCAACTACTTCGACATCAAGCTGTACCAAACTATCATGGCGCGGTTCTACGAGCCCAAGGTAGAAGAAGATGGCAGGCGTGTGCATCGCAGGTTGTATATGGGTCACGGCTCGCAGACAAGCAGACAGTTCATGTCGCATACGCTACGCGTTGAGTGTGGTGCCAACACATTGTGGAGTGATGGCGTGCATGCAGATGAGCGCATCATCTTGCCTATCTACACCAAGCACTTCATGTATGACGAGGGCGTGCCGTTCAGTTTAGATTCGTACTGGACTGACACAGAGCTCAACACTCTGCGCTCAAAGCACACACCGCACTACCGACTAGTCGCGGACAAAGATGTCCGCCAGTTCAAGCAACGCGTTGCCACACACTTCGAGCCATACATCATGCTTGCACAGATGCGTATGCCTGAGTTCAAAGCTGAGTGCAAGATTGATCGTCGCTTCGGTGTCAAGTTCGGTGGCGAGGGATTCAATCGCGGCTACTACCAAGCTGTTAACGAGATGTGGCAAGACCCCGAGCCAAGGCAAGCCGCCATTGATGTGTTCTTTGAGATGTGTCAGAAAGCCTACGACATCATCGCATCCAAGCGCGGTATGGACCAAGCTGACTTCCATGTAGCAGGCACATGGTGGAACCGAAGCAATCAGCCAGAGAGCACAGTCGACGACTTGGCCAAGCCAATCGAGATGCCTGAGTTCAGGCGTGCCATCCTCGACAGGATACAGAAATATGTTGGTAGCGACTCGCTCAAGAAACCAGAGGAGGTGAAACAATTCCCTAAGAATTCTGAATACCCGCGTAGTAATATCCACTACTGACCTACACCTGAGTAACATCAGGGTTTCCGCTAGGTTGTCAAAGACTTGACAACCTATGCTATAATTCTTTCAAACAAAACAGGAGAAGCACTATGAGCTATGAGAAGATGACTCTCAATCAAAGAGTCCAAGCCGCCAACATTGACTGTATGCGGCACCCCAAGTTCGCCTTGCTGTCAGGCGTCATCATGCTAGGTAAGAGCGAGGTGTCAGACAAGATACCAACAGCCGCGACCAATGGTCGTGACAAGAAGTATGGCGTTGACTTCATCACCCCGCTCACACGCAAGCAGATGCGCTACCTCGTACTGCACGAGAACTTCCATGTCGCACTCAAGCACTGCATCTTGTTCAAGCAGTACACACGCAAGATGCCCAAGCTCACCAACATGGCGCAGGACTATGTGGTCAACGCACTCATCGAAGAGATGGACCCCGAGTTCAAGTTCGTCGAGCGTCCTACTGAGTCGTTGCTCATTGACCGCAAGTACTTCGGTTGGTCGTTCCCACAAGTTCTCAATGACCTCATCAAGCAAGGCAAGCAAGAGCCTCAGAGTGGCGAGGGTGATGGCGAGGGCGGTGGTGACTTCGACGAGCCGCTCGATGCACATGAGGATGGTGAGTTCGACGACAACCCCATCGAGCAAGACAAGCTTGGCAAGCAGATCGACGATGCCAACAGACAGGGCGAGATACTTGCACGCAAGCTCGCGGGTAAGGAAGCAGGCGGTCGTGACATACTCGGTACAGCCAAGGAACGCACGACTGACTGGAAGCAAGCGCTTCAAGAGTGGATTAGTTCTATCTCTGCGGGCGATGACAACTCACGCTTCTGTCCCCCCAACAAACGCTTGCTCGCATCGGGCTTCGTTATGCCATCACACTTCACTGAGTCAGTCGGTGAACTCATCCTCGCTGTCGACACATCGGGCTCTATGTATCCTTATTACAGGTTACTCTTTGGCGAGATCGCTCGCATCTGCAACATCACCAAGCCTGCGGGTGTGCGTGTGCTTTGGTGGGACACTGCTGTGTGTGGCGACCAACAGTTCAAGCCTGCTGACTACGAGCAGATCACATCACTCATGAGTCCCAAGGGTGGTGGCGGCACAACTCCCGATGTAGTCGTTGACTATATTCGTGAGCACAAGATCGACGCCAAGGCGATCGTCTGGTTAACAGATGGTTACCTCGGTTGCGATACCCCCAATACCCCAATGCCATCTTTGTGGGGTGTGGTAGAGAACGAGTCATTCGTTCCTACTCATGGCAAAGTCCTGCGTATTTCTGTTTAATCTTTTAACTTTTGGAGAACCATATCATGAACAACTTTTTATCTGCACAACAAGTATTGAACCTCATCGCCGCTATCGGTGACAAGCGCACAGTTATCGTGGAGGGTGAGAACGGCATCGGCAAGACTGCGCTCTTCCATGCCCTGCGTAAGCTACCCAAGTTCGCCAATCACATCGCAGTCAAGCCAGTCGATTGCACGCAGTTGTCTGACGGCTCGGTGTGGATGCCCGACCTTGATCGTGAGAACGGCATCTCTCGCGAGTTACCCAACGAGCGCTTCGGTGTCAGTGCCAACAACCAACTCGGTGTCAACAACTCCAAGCCAATCATTGTCATGCTCGACGAGATTGCCAAGGCACCGCAGTTCATCAAGAATGTTCTTGCGCCTATCGTGTACGAGCGTCGTGTCGGCAACCTTGACATGCCCGAGGGTAGCGTTGTGTTCTGTGCTACCAATCTATCAGTCGAGGGTCTCGGTGATTCCATCCAAGCGCACTTGCGTAATCGTCTTGTGTTCGTCAAGATGCGTAAGCCTAGCGCTGACGAGTGGGTCAAGTGGGCTACTGACAATCAGATCAACCCAATGATTATTGCGTTCGTTAGCAACGAGCCACGCGTTATGCAGTCGTTCATGGACTACGAGAAGGGCGGTATGTTCGAGGGCAAGGACTTGTCCAAGGACAACGGCTTCATCTTCAACCCCAAGTCTATGCAACTTGCATACGCTACGCCTCGTTCACTTGTTGCGGCCAGTGACTTACTCGACGCAGGTCTCGGTGTTCTCGACGACGACACACTCGAAGCATCTCTCGTTGGTACTGTGGGCGCTACTACTGCGCAGGCATTGTCATCGTTCATTCGCTTCGGTCGTGAGATCTGCGAGTACTCGCGTGTCATCAAGTCACCTGACACTGCGCCGCTGTCCGACAACCCTACGGCGCAACTCATTCAGGTGTTCCAGTTCGTCACCCGTGTGGCCGACCGCACCGAGGCCGAGGCTATCGTCAAGTATGTGTGGCGTATGCGTGCAGAGATGCAGTCGATCTTCTGCAACACAGTGGCAACAAGTCAGCGCGTTGCTATGTTCGCAACCATCAACGAGTTCGGTCGCATGTTAGCCGAGCACAAGATCTTCTTCTCAACCAAGTGAGGTAACGCATGGCCAATCGTATCAGCAACCTGATCGCGCGGCTGTGCAAGCCGCACATGTCTGAGCTAGGCAAAGAGCTACTCCCTCTCGTCTATGAGGGGGAGTGGAAGCTCGACGAGTACAGAATAACGCACAAGGATGCAGGCGTATCGTTTTGGGTAGCGAACGGCTTCAGTCGTTTTCGTTTGTACGACATTAAGGGTTTGCCTTACCACGATGAGTCGTACAGAGATGCGCTCAACTTTGCTGACAAGTGGGTGTTGTGGACATGCTATCAAAATCTACTAGACAGAATTAGCTTAAAACCCGCAGAAGCCGCACTCAACATGGTGCGCATGCACAACATGAAAGGAGAAGTTAAATGACAGACCCAGTAACAAACTCACTGGCATTACAAACGCAGTTTGGTGATGATGAATTAAAGAAGGAGATAGACAACCACATCATCGAGCTTGCAATGGCCGCCGCACACCAAGTCGTGCTCAATGCGTTCAACAACCCCGAGTACTTCAAGCGACTCATTGTCAACAACAACTACGAGTTTGAAACAGCCGTTGCACGCTCGATGAAAAACTTTCTCAACAACCCTCGTAACATTTATTAAGGAGTCTTATCATGACAACAACTACACCCCGCCACAATATCGACACTTGCGCAATGCTCGTGGAGTTCAACGCTTCTGTGTGGACAGCACGCAAGCTAGACAAGTCAACCACCGACGAGGTGGTGGCAAGCAAGAACGCAGGCGCCAAAGATGCCGCGCGTGTTAACAAGCATCTGCTCGCAGGTCGTACCGAGTTGGATGTCATCCAACAAGCAGTCAGCCGCGCTCGTCAATTCGTATACGACAACACCGCGCCTTGGTCTGACTCAGGTCTGCGCCTCTTACCTACTGTCAACTTCATGAAGTTCACCGAGCGCATGAATGACTTCGAGGAAGAGATGGAGGCCTTGGTCAAGGCGTTCGTTGCAATCTATCCTACGCTCATCACAGCGCAGGCCTTGGCTCTTGGCGATATGTTCAAGAGAGATGACTACCCCACAGCCAATGAGATCATGACCAAGTTCTCGTTCCGCGTTAACTACATGCCAGTCCCATCATCGGGTGACTTCCGTGTGGATGTGGGCAACCAAGCACAGGCAGAACTCAAGGCACGCCTTGAATCTCTGACCCAAGAACGCATCGACTCTGCTATGGCAGATGTGCGTGAAAGACTTAGCACTCACTTAAAGCGTATGTCAGATCGTCTTACGACTGACTATGTGGGCGGTGAAGCTAAGCAACGGCGTTTCCACGACACCCTTGTCGATGGTGCGCTTGAGTTGTGTGACCTCACTAAGTCATTGAATGTGACAAACGACATGGCTTTAGAGGAAGCACGCAAGCAGTTGGAACAGCTACTCGTTGGCGTAACACCTGCTGATCTGCGTAAGAACGAGGCCATCCGTCAAGATGTCAAGAAGAATGTCGACGCCATCCTCGACAAGTTCAACTTTTAATTAAGGAGAAGATATGAACACTCACTACCTAACTCATGTGCGTCAGTTGTTCGCAACATACGACGCGCCCCCATCTACCATCCGCTCTTACCAACGCCAATGGGTGCAGTCTATCCGCAGGCTTGGTGATCGGTGGCTGTTAGCCCACCATGTTCAACGCTTGGAATCGTAATAGAAAGGAACGGTCATGCCTGATCTTCAATCAGCTTTAAAAACTGCAATCGAATCGTGGGAACCCACTCCCACAAACCAACAATTCAAGGAGAAAACTATGTCTAAAACCCCATTCGAAATTAAAAACAATGTCACCCGCGTCACCTTTGATTATGTGAAGTTGCACCCCGGTACGACATCCGCCGCCGCTTGTAGAGATCTTGCCAAGCATGGCTTCAAGGGGTCATCCATCACAGCGCTCATGGCGCAGTTCGTTCGCGCAGGTCTTGCGGTGCGTGACAACAACCATGGGTATCGTGTGGTGGTGGACGAGTACATACCGATGAAGGCTTCAGCCAAGTACACCAAGAAGCCTGCACCCAAGCTCGCGCCTAAACCCGCACCCCAACCCACAACCAAGGCAAAAGCACCCGCCGAGCCACAAAGCGAAGGCATTGCCGCCCTCCAACCCGAAGCTACAAGCAAGCGGACAAACATCATTGTGCTTGGCAGGTCTCCAGAAGAAGTTATCAAACATATGAATGTGCTTCAGGCTAAGGAGTTGTACGAATACCTGAAGAAGTTGTTTGGAGGCTAAGATGGACAACAGCATAACAAGCCAAGCGTTCCCTGACAAGGACAACTACGGCATCAGCAAGCGCGACTACTTTGCGGCGCGAGCTATGCAGGCAATTGTGAGTCGTGGGGTTGTTGAACAAGTCCCATTAGAAGTCTATGCAAGTAATGCGTACAAAATGGCAGACGCAATGCTGAAAGCGAGGGAAGAGTGACTTGGCCTTTCCCGCCATTTCCAAACCCAAAAGACAAGGGCACCAAGGTGCCCAAGTTCAACCCCGATAACTTTGAGGATGCACCTATATGACACAAGATGAAATCTTTGAAATGACTAGGCAAGCGGGCGGCTTTGATGCAACGCCCAAGTTCTTAGAAACCTTTGCCAAGCTAGTAGCACAACATGAGCGTGAGGCGTGTGCCGACATTGCTGAAAATTGGAACAGTAATGGGTTTCCGCGCACTGGAGTGGCGAATGAAATCCGAGCAAGGGGACAAGCATGACTGCGTTTAAAGAAATTCTGATTGGTGATTATGTTCTGCGCTTTTGGCCGTCCGACAACGGATGGATGTGCGGCGTTACGGAATCAATGATGGATGCTTTGGAACAACACGCCGCTAAACTCAAGGAGGAAAACAAATGATTGAACGAGCCGAAGATGAAGAGTTTGAGCGCATCGAGCATGAGAACGCTATGCGTAATGGACAGCCGTATCACTTTGATGTGTTTGTATCAATCTCTCAGCGCAACCAAGTGTTAGAAGAAGTGGCGCGAGAGTTTGACAAGATGCCGTTTGGTGACACCGCCGCAAGCTTTGCGGTATTTGTAAGGAATATGAAACGTGCCAAGACCTAAACCACCTGAACCACTGAAGGTTAGATACATGCGAATGTCGGACAGACAGTGGACGATATTCAAACAGCTTGGCGGCTCCGAGTGGTTAAGAGAACTCCTCGACAAGAAGGCGCCCATGCCAAAGAAATATTACACAAAGGACTGACGTGTTTGTGATACGGCAATCTGTGCGAGCCTAGTAGATGCGACCACATTTTGTCGGCGACAGGGGGGACGGAAGTCCTTTGTAAAACACCCCGCTGTCGTCGCTCCTCACCGCGATACGAGGGGGCGCGGAATCTACTTAACCCCCTCACCTTTTAACTGGAGAAACAAATGGATGCACATACACACGAATACAAATACGTCAAAGACACAAGTGAGTCGCAGTTCAAAGACGCGATGCGCTACCGCAGGCTGAAGTTTTTCTTAGATACCTTGGTCATCATGGACAAACACAAAGGCTCCCTACATTTCACGGACGGCACAGACTTCGACAGCTACATCGACACGCTGTCGATTGGGCCAGTACCACTCACCACTAAAGACATCACAGCACACGCGTTGAAGCTATTGGAAGACCAACTCACAATGACATACAAGGAGTCAAGGAAATGACGCCCGAGGTAAAAGTCAAAAAACAAATCAGGAAAATTCTTGATGAGATGGGTGCATACTATGCAATGCCCATCGGAACAGGATATGGGAACTCAGGCGTGCCTGACTTCCTTGTATGTGCCAACGGCAAGTTCGTTGGCATCGAAGCGAAAGCGGGGAAGGGTAAAACCACCGCGCTACAAGAAGCCCATCTAAGCCGCATACGCGGCGCAGGGGGGACGGCAGTTGTCATCAACGAGGACAACATACACACATTGAAGGAGGTCTTATCATGAGCGAAGGAATGTCACAGAAAGAGTTAGAGCAACGCGTTGCACAGATGTCAGACGAAGAGCAGGCGCACTTCAAACTTCTCATACACAAGTTGGTGATGTGTTATGGAGAAGGCCAAGCACAAGGCGTAGTCATCATTGGCCGCGCTGAAGATTCAATGGCGGGAGTTGTCACCCTGAACTGTGATGAGATGGAGGCGTCGCAACTCATGTTGGCGGCAAACGATTTTTTCGGCTTTTTAAATCTCCTCGACGCACCACCAAAGGAGCAATTTAATTGAGCAAACCATTTGACAGAATACTTATCGTCGATTTTGAAACACGATGGGATAGCAAAGAATACACGCTGTCCAAGATGACAACAGAGGAGTACGTACGTGACCCAAGATTCAAAGCATTTGGTCTGTGTGCCAAGCTGTTGGGCAGTGACAATGCGCCTGTGTGGGTCAGAGGGGAATCCATCCAGAGCTGGTGTGACGCTATTGACTGGAGCCGGACTGCGGTGCTTGCGCATAATGCCCAGTTCGACGTATCAATCTTAAGTTGGCGGTATGGGGTTGAGCCTGCGTTCATTTTTGATTCTCTCTCCATGGCTCGCGCTCTTCGCGGTGTCGAGGTGGGAAACTCACTGATGAAACTGGCAGATGATTTCGGTCTGCCACCCAAGGGTCAAGCGGTTCACAACACCAACGGCGTAGAGGAACTCACGCCCGCTATGGAGAAAGAACTAGCAGAGTACTGCAAGCACGATGTGTTCTTGTGTGAAGAGATCTTTAAGCGCCTGCGTGCAGGCTACCCCGCTAAAGAGCTACGGCTCATCGACATGACGCTCAAGATGTACACGCGTCCGCTGTTGCAGTTAGACCAACAAATGTTAATCAAGGCACTGGCCGAGGAGGGCACCGCTCGTGAACAACTATTACAAAGGCTCGGCGTGGAAGATGCTGAGTTGGCATCGAACCCAAAGTTTGCTGAACTACTTACGAAACTGGGCGTTGTTCCGCCTACCAAGACGAGTAAAACCACAGGCAAGACAACGCTTGCCCTCGCGAAGAACGATGCCCTCTTCCAGACGTTGCTCAACAGTGAACGTGAAGACGTTGCCCTACTTTGTCAAGCGCGTCTTAAGGTTAAATCAACCACTGAACGGACACGAGCGCAAAGGTTTCTCGACATTAGCAAACGTGGTGCGCTTCCGGTGCCGCTCTCTTACTATGGAGCACAGACGGGGCGGTGGACGGCGGCCAAAGGCAGTGCCATTAACATGCAGAACCTCAAGCGAGGTTCATTCTTACGCAAAGCAATTATGGCTCCCGATGGGCACCAACTCGTTGTCGGCGATCTATCGCAGATTGAGCCGCGAGTCCTTGCGTGGCTTTCCGACTACGAAGATATGCTTACGATTTTCAGGGCTGGAGGTGACCCTTACGCGGCGTTCGGCAGTCAGATGTTTAACATCCCCGGTCTCACCAAAGACTCTCATCCGGACTTGCGGCAGTCGGCAAAGAGTGCGCTTCTGGGATGCGGGTATGGACTCGGTTGGGCTTCCTTTGCGTCCCAACTACTTGTCGGGTTCCTCGGTGCGCCGCCTGTGCGGTATTCGAAAGATTTTGCAAAGAAGCTAGGCGTTGACTCTGAGTATGCGCAAGCGTTCGTGAAGCTGACTGACATCGACGACAAGCTGATGGAGATACCACACACTTGTTCCACAGAAGATTTGCTGAACCACGCGCTTGCGGCCAAGGCAATCATAGATACGTATAGGAGAACGGCGTACCCTGTTGTAGCGTTCTGGAGTATGTGTGAAGAAGCGTTACACAGGTCGCTTGTCAATGGTTCAGAACTGGTGTATAAATGCATCACGTTCCGCAAAGGCGAGATTGAATTGCCCAACGGAATGAAGTTGTTGTACCCTGATCTTCGCTATGAGAAGGACGACAAAGGTAGGAGCCAAGCAGTGTATGGGCCACACGCTACCAAGTTGTATGCAGGGAAGATAACGAACAACATCACGCAGGCCTTGGCTCGCATTGTGATGACGGATGGTATGTTGAGGGTCTCAAAGAAGTACCCGATCGCAGGCACAGTACATGACGAGTTGATCGCTGTTGTACCTGACGATGAAGTGGAGGACGCTAAGACTTGGGTCTTGGCGCAAATGACTATGGAGCCAAGCTATATGCAAGGTATTCCATTGGACGCTGACGGTGGCGCACATCGTAGATATGGGTTAGCTAAAAACTAGGAGAAGCAATGCAGATACCAAAACAAATATCGGTTGGCAGAAAGACATACGTCGTCACCCGACCGCACACCATTCAAGACCCTGCCGCCATGGGGCGCACGTACTTCGACGAAAACCGCATCGAGCTTGCGCTGTACGACAACAAGGGCAACACGTTTGAGCAAGCCGAGGTGGACGATACTTTCTGGCACGAGCTAACGCATGCCATTCTGTACGACATGGGGCACGACTTGTGTGACAACGAGCGCTTTGTTATCGCTTTCGCCAATAGGTTGAGCAATGCCGTTAACTCTGCGAAACTCTGAAGAGCAGGCCATGTTCGACGCAATAATGATTGCAGGTTGGGAGATAGTGGAAGAGAAACTCCGTGTTTTCCTAGTGTCCCCATCGGGCATCCCGTTCGCAGTCTATCTGCGTGAATATCGACCTCTTATTTACGACATCTTTGACACCTTTACACATTACAACTACTTCAGATAACTATGAAACAACCCGCATGGTCACACTCCTCCCTCAAAGACTACGAGGGATGCGCACGCAGATACCAAGAGGTCAAGGTCTTGAAGAACTATCCGTTCGTTGAGACTGAAGCCACACGCTACGGCAATCAAGTGCATCAGGCTATTGAAGATTTTATTCGGGACAGCAAACCAATTCCTCCCGAGTACGAACAGTTCAAGCCTGTGGTGGACGCCATGCTCAAGAAGAATGGGCGCAAGCTTGCCGAGTATGAGATGGCGCTGACTGTTGACCTCAAGCCAACAGGTTGGAAAGACAAGGATGTATGGGTGCGCGGCATTGCTGACATTCTGATTATTGATGACGACAACCTGACAGCATGGGTGGGCGACTGGAAGACTGGCAACAACAAATATCCAGACAGAGATCAGCTTGTACTCATGTCGCTCATGGTGTTTGCCCACTTCCCGCACATCCGCAAGGTCAACTCTGCGTTGCTGTTCATCGTCAAAAATGATATGGTCAAGATGTCAATGATGCGTGAAGACGCTGACAAACACTGGTGGGACTATCGTGAGCGTACAGCGCGGCTTGAAGCGAGCTTCGCCAACGATGTGTGGAACCCAAACCAAACGCCACTATGCGGTTGGTGCCCAGTAAAGACTTGCGAGTTCAACAAAAAACACTGAAAGGAATATCATGCCTTACGTAAACAAACCCCGCCCCTATGCCAAAGAGTACGAGCAGTACGATGGCACACCCGCTGTCAAAAAGAAACGCGCCGCACGCAACAAAGCACGCGCCATGATGGAGAAGGAAGGCCTCGTGCACAAGGGTGACGGCAAAGATGTAGACCACAAGAAGGCGCTCTCAAAAGGCGGCAAGACTGTGCGCTCAAACCTGCGCGTCAAAGATGCAAGTGCGAACCGTTCATACGCTCGCAAATCAGATCACTCAATGAAATGATGAACTCGTTACTAAACGCAATAGGACTTCAAGGCGCGGTAGGCTCCGCCCAAAATGTAGCGGGTCAGCAGTACGCGGCGAATCAGTACACCATGGCGATTTCAAATGCGGCGGCGCAACAACACACAGGCAAGATCGTCGGCAACGTGGCGATTGCCGCTACCAGTAAGGAGTTAGACCACGAAGCCTACAACACGTCGATCGAGAACCTAATCAATCTCTGGATAACACGTTTTGGAAACGAATGGATTGACCTAGCGACTATTGAGGACGAAGAGTTCTTTAACCTAGCGTACCGAAGACTGAAACAAATGGGTGAGCTAGAAGTTCACTACCTTACAGATCGAGCGCGGTACGTGTGCCGCAGACCAGAATAAATCAAGGAGAAGCAAATGGGAAAAGTAAAACAATCAATCATGCTAAACCCTGCACAGGTGGCAATCGCTAAAAGCTCAGGGATGGATATAGAAGAATACGCTAAAAAATTACAGACTTTGTTCCCCACAACAGTGACTGTGTTCAACCCTAACAAGCACCCTGCGTACTCAATACCTTTATCAGAGCTAGCCAATCTGTGGCGTGCGCGTTACGGAGACATGTGGGTAGACGTGTCGGAGTTGGACGGTGAGTTTTGGGAAGAAGCTTCACAGCGACTACACCAAAACAAAATGATGGAAGAGGTTAACCATCACAGCGACACGACACCTTGGTCTAGGCTGAAGGAGGGCGTGTGAGCACATTGAAATACAAAGCTACTGAGCGATACGATTTCGGTTGGACTGACCCGCGAGCAACGTTCGGCGTTATAAAAGTAAACCAAAGAAGGCACACAGGACTTGAAGAAGTCTCGACCGAAGTGTTGCGCAACTTGTGGTTGGTGCGGTTTGGTGAGCTCTATGTGGATGCTAAGTTGATGCACGACACACGCGCCGAAGACATTGCAGATGTTGTACAAGAGTTGGCAAACCGAGGATACGTGCGCCAAGAAATGACAAGAAGCATGTATGCCGAAAAACCCATATCTCGGTTCAGATTACTGGAAAAACAAAATGCAAATCGTTGAAGACAAAGCGCTCGTACTGCGCACACGCAACCCACACAAGTACGCAATTATTCCGAAGCACAAAGTTCTTTCCGAGGACAACGGCATCTATGAAGTAGCTGTGTACTGGGGTCTTGATGAAGCACGAGTGCTACGCAACCTCGGTGTAAAAGATGTGCCGTCGCCTATCACTAGGCGCTATGACTGGCCCGGAAAGTTTATACCAATGGCTCACCAAAAAGAGACGTCGGCTTTCCTCACACTTAACCGCAGAGCGTTCTGTTTTAATGACCCCGGAACTGGCAAAACATTATCAGCACTATGGGCGGCTGACTTCTTGATGAAGCGCGGTGAAGTTCGTCGTGTGTTGATTCTCTGCCCACTGTCTATTATGCACAGCGCATGGATGGGCGACATCAACCGAAGCGTGATACACAGAAGCGCCATTGTCGCCCACCATACGCAAGCCTCGCGGCGTATTGAAATGATTCAGCAGGACTACGAGATTGTGATTGCCAACTACGATGGCCTCAACTTGATTGCTTCTGAGATCAACGCAGATGGTAGGTTTGACTTAGTGATTGTTGATGAAGCCAACGCGTATAAGAACCCGTCTACTCGTAGATGGAAAACACTTGCGTCAATCATCAAGCCTGAAACATATTTGTGGATGATGACTGGTACGCCTGCATCACAGTCGCCTGTGGATGCGTACGGCTTAGCAAAGTTTGTAAACCCAAGCGGTGTGCCTAAGTTCCAGACATCATGGCGCGACAAGGTGATGAACAAGATCAGCCTGTTCAAGTGGTCACCAAAGGCCAACGCTAAAGACCTCGTGTTTGAAGCACTGCAACCCGCAATACGTTTTACAAAAGACCAGTGCCTCGACTTGCCACCAGTCATCACAGTCACACGCGAAGTGCCGATGACACCACAGCAGGCCAAGTACTACAAGCTACTCAAAGAGCAAATGCTTTTCCAAGCGGCGGGTGAAACAATCAGCGCAGTCAATGCGGGCGTTGCTGTAAACAAGTTGCTACAAATAAGTTGTGGTGCCGCATACACAGACGAGAAAGAAGTTGTGGAGTTCGATGCCGCGCCTCGTCTTGGTGTACTAGAAGAAGTGTTGGAAGAGACAAACCGCAAGGTAATTATCTTTGCGCTGTTCCGCTCAAGCATTGACACCATCGTCACATATCTCACTAAACACGGCTATGCCGTTGACCAGATTCATGGCGACGTGTCTGCAACAAAGCGCGGGCAGATCATCAATGACTTTCAAACAACTGACAACATCCGTGTGTTGGTGTTGCAACCACAAGCGACAGCCCACGGGATTACCCTAACTGCCGCTGACACAGTTGTCTTCTTTGGTCCACTAATGTCTGTTGAGATGTATACGCAGTGCATAGCACGAGCAGACCGCAAAGGTCAAGACTCAGACAAGGTCACTGTGGTGCATATTGAATCAAGTCCCATCGAGAAGAAATTATTTAAGGCAATGAATACAAAAGTTTCTGACCACGCTTTGCTTGTCGGCATGTTCGACAGTGAAGTAAAAAATATTTAAGAAAGGAGTTGCAAATCAATTCAGTCGTGCTATGCTGTCAAACCATTGACAATAAAATTATTTCAGGAGAAGCAAATGTTAAACATAGATGATGAGGAGCCTGCTCCTCAGGAAGCACCGACAGAGGTCACAGTCCCCATGGACAAGTTGGCAAAGGTGTATCGCAGGATGCAGTCACGCATACAAGAACTGACTACGCAATACGAGTCAGAGATTGAAGACATCAAGCGTCAGCAAGATGTTGTGAAGATTGCACTCAAAGACCAGATGCTCAAGCTAGGCGTATCAAGCGTGCGCACAGACCAAGGCACAGTAGTGTTGTCTACCAAGACACGCTACAACACACAGGACTGGGACTCGTTCAAAGAGTTCATCAAGGAACACGATGCGTTGGACTTGTTGGAGAAGCGTATTGCGCAGACCAACATGTCGACGTTCTTGGCCGACAACCCCAGTCTAGTTCCCGCAGGGCTTAACTCGACAACCGAGTACGCCATTTCAGTTCGTAAACCAACCAAGTAATCAGGAGAATACTATGAGCAATGTAGCTCTATTCAACCCATCCCAAGCCCCCGCGTTCGCAAAGAACCGCAAAGAGTTGTCCCCCATCGCCAAGGCTTTGGCCGGTGGTGCAGTCAGTGGTGGCGGCAAGCGCATCTCCATCAAGGGCGGCGTGTTCCGTTTGAATGATGGCGGTAAAGAGATCGCCGCAATCGAAGACCGCTTTCTTGATGTGGTGGTTGTCAATGCCGCGCCTGATGTTTCACGCGTGTTTTATGCCAAGTCCTACGATGGTGAGGCCAGCTCTCCCGACTGCTGGTCGCAAGACGGCAAGACGCCTAGCCCCGATGCAGGCAACCCCCAGAGCACCAAGTGTGATGGATGCCCCAAGAACATCGCAGGTTCTGGCCAAGGTAACAGCCGCGCTTGCCGCTATCAGCAACGTGTTGCTGTGGTGTTGGCCAACGACATGGAGGGCGCAGTCATGCAGATCACTCTGCCTGCCACTTCAATCTTTGGTAAAGAAGATGGTGACAACCGCCCCTTGCAAGCTTACGCTCGCTACTTGGCCGCGCAGAACATTGACCCATCTGAGGTCATCACTCGCATGAAGTTCGACACCAAGTCTGAGTCGCCCAAGTTGTTCTTCAAAGCAATGCGTTGGTTGACTGACGACGAGTTTCCAATCATTCAGCAACAAGGCAAGACGGACGCCGCCATCAAGGCGATCACAATGACTGTCGCTAAGATGGACAATATTGCCGCACCTGCACCTTTGAAGTTAGAAGGCAAGCGCCCCACCGCCCCTGCACCCGAGCCCGAGGAAGAAGCCCCCGCCCCTGCACCCAAGGCAACTAAAGCCAAGGCCAAGCCTGCCCCCGCAGAGGACGAAGAGGAGCCAGTGGTACGCAAGGAAGAGAAGAAGCCTAACGCTGTACCGAAAGCCAAGTCAGCGCTTGCTGATATGGTGGACGACTGGGACGAGACTGAGTAAAGGAATCGGGGGGAAAGCGGATGCCGAATGCGCTAGTTGGTAATGACCGAAGAGAAATCGTTCGGGGCTAAGGACGTAGCGAGTACCCCCACCCATACCATGCCATATTCACCACAAGTTATTAGCGCAGTCAAGAAAGCGCCTAAGACGTTGGGCAACCAACTCGGGCGATGGGCTGTGCATCACAACTTCCCAGTCACAAAACTAGCAAAAGTAACAGGCGCTTCTCGGCAATCTGTTTACAACTGGTTCAATGGCGGCGAAGTATTCGTGGCTTATCGACCAACAGTCGAAGCCGTTCTTAAAATTTTACAGTCGTCCAGTACAGGCGACGAAGCTTGGAGGAAGACATGCAAGGCGTTCAACCTAACAAACTGACAGACGAAGAATTACTGCGCCATGTGTATCTGATGGGCAACGAAAACCTCCCAAAAGAATGGGTTGAAGAGCTTTGCGTGCGCTTGGCCAGAGCCATTGACGGACTCGCAGAATACGACGAAGACCTATAAACCAAAGGACAAACATGACATCCGCTGAATTTTTAGCGGTGGTTTTGCCGTCCGAAGGCTTCGGCCTGTACTGCGCGGTAGAACTCACAAAGAAAAAAGAACATGTATATGCAGACAAGATTGAAGACCTCATCCCGACGATCGAGCAGTGGCATGCCAACCAGTACGACGTCTTCTATGGCGTAGCCACATTCGACACGAAGCGCGGCGCTGAAGAAGCTCAGTACCTCAAGGCGTTCTTTGTTGACTTGGATGGGTACGCCACCAAGAAGGCGGCGGCTGATGCGTTGATTCAGTTCCTCCAGAAGTCTGGGCTTGACGCTCTTGGTACGCCATGGGTGGTTGACTCAGGCGGTGGCTTGCACTGCTACTGGCCGCTCAAGGATGAGATTCCTGCGGCTGTTTGGAAACCTGTTGCTGAGAACTTAAAGCGTCTGTGCAAACAGGAAGGCTTCACCATTGACATGGGCGTGACTGCTGACACCGCTCGTATCTTGCGCGTGCCCGGAACTGCCAACAACAAAAAGAAGTACGCAACGCCGCGCCCTGTGCGCATAGTCCAAGAGGGCGACATTTTTGACTTCTCGACTTTCTCGCCACTTGTTTATGAGAAGTTGGAGGAGATACCTGCACCTCCTGCGCCCAAGATAAACCTGCCCGGCCAACGCCCATCCGCGCCCACACGCGGTCAGGTCAAGTTGATTCAGGACAGCTTCACGCTGTTTGGGAACTTTGAGAACCAGTGCGGTCAGATTCAAGACTACATCGCCACAGCAACGGACGACGGCAAGGAGCCCATCTGGCGCGGCATACTGTCTTGGGCCAAGGTCTGTGAGGACGGCGCAGAGAAGGCTGTCTGGCTCTCGGATATGCACCCATACCCACACGAGCGCATGCACCAGAAGATGGCTGACATCAAGGGTCCCTATGCCTGCGTAAAGATGGACAGCGAGAATCCCGGCATCTGTACGAAGTGCAAGCACTGGGGCAAGATAACCAACCCCTTGATTCTTGGGCGCGAGATCAAGACGGACAACACCGCCAAAGAGATCATGCTCTCAACGCCGCCCGACGAAGACTTTGACGAAACGCTTCTGGACACAGAAGAATCGTATGAGCCAGAAGATACGGGTTTACCCTTAGCCCCTAGCATTGTGCGTCCTGTGCCACCACGCGGATACAGCTACGGCGAACATGGCGGCGTCTATTGCGTGCGCATGGAGGAGGACGAGGAAGGTAAGAAGTCCAAGAAGAGTATTCAGCTTGTTCCCTACGATTTGTTTGTGGTTGACATCCTGAAAATGGAGGACGACCACCTGATTCACATGGCCGCTGTGCGTCCCGAAGGCGTGCAGACTTTGAACTTCCCACAGAAATCTATTGTCAGCAAGGACGAGACGCTCAAGTGTTTGGCCAGTCAGAACATCGTCAGCACCTTTGCAGGTCACGACAAGACGCTGTTTGAGTATGTGCGTGCATGCGTGGGCGAGGCTTCTCAGAACCGCAGGCCGATCGAGGTGCCGTTTCAATGTGGATGGCAGGCAGACCAGTCGTTTGTTTACAACAACCGCGTGTTCAGTAAAGATGGGCGCGAGACTCGCATCCCCATGCCCGGTCTGGAGAACATTAACCGCAACACCAACGGCAAAGGCGACCTTGATACATGGCGGCATATGTGGAAGACGATCTTCGTTGAGAAGCCGGGTATGGAGACAGCCTTGGCTGTGGCTCTGGATTCCTTTGGATCACCGCTTATGCGCTTCACAGAGTTTGAAGGCTTTGTCTGGCACATCGGTTCGCAGTGGTCAGGTACGGGTAAATCCCTAGTACTTAGCGCCAAGGCAGGCGTGTGGGGTCACCCACTACGCTACCGCACAGGCAAGAGTACATCACCTGTTGCTATGCAACAACGCGCAGGTTTGCTCAACAGCATGCCGCTTCTGATTGACGAGATCACCAGCACACAGCGCAACAACATGGAATGGGCGCCTGCCTTTATCTTTGATTACTCAGAGGCACAAGGCAAAGAGCGTATGGAGTCAGGCTCCAACAAAGAGCGTATCAACAACAGTACATGGACAGCCACCTGCACGATGACGTCCAACACAAAGCTAACTGACTACATGGCGGGGGCACGAGCCCACAGCTCCAACGGCGAGCTTCTGCGGATGCTTGAGTGGACGCCCCACATCAAGCTGAAGTTCACACCTGAAGAACGCGTGACGCTTCTTGAGATCAAGCGCAACTACGGCGTGGCCGGTGAGGCATGGGTGCGATGGCTGACAGTTAATCAAAAGGTTGCAGAAGACATTGTGCACAAGACCCACGCGCACTTAAAGAAGGTCCTGAACTTCAACGACGACGAGCGCTACTGGCACGCAGGCTGTACTGTGGTTGTGGCGTCAGCTATCCTCTTGCGCAAAGAGTACGCAGGCATCATAGAAGTTGAGATCAACAAGGTCATCAGCGCTCTGAAAGGACTTGTGGAGAAAGCTCGTGGCGTCATGAAGAACAGCGTGCGCTCTGCTGAAGATGTGCTCAACGCCTACATCGGCGACAACTACGGAAGCTTTATTGTTCTGAAGAAAGTCGAGGGCAAAATCTTGGCAGCATGGGGAGACAACGGCGACATCGTTGACCGCTCGACCACCAAGAGCAAGGTGCTCGGCAGGGTGGAGCATGGCATCCTAGCGCCGGGGTACAGGGAGTTTTACATCGAGGAGCAGTTGTTGAAGAAGCATTGCGTGAGCATGAGCTTTGGATACGATGAGTTCAAGGCGCAGATGGAGGAGTTGTTCACTTGCAAGTACGTCAAGAAAGACATGCTGTCACGAACCAACGGCCCGACCATGCGCGTCAATGCCATGCACATAACTTTTAGGGACGAAGTCTTCGATGGAAATACTGTATCCGTGGGCGAAGCTAAAGCCGGGTGAGGGCTTCTTTGTTCCGGGGCTAGACGTTGAGATGGTGAGGGAGTTGGGCTTACGTGCCGCTCTCCCCCACCGAATCAATGCGCAGGCTGTCGTGGGTATCAGGAAGAACCAATTAGGCGTATGGTTTTATCGGAAATTTCCCGCGTCGTATTTGCAAGCGCAATCTTCATCTTCCTGATGTCGTCAAGTTGTTTACGCTTGGCTTCAGGAGACAGACTAGATGCGGCAATAGCTCGCTCGGCTTGCGTCAGCTTGTTCATATTGGCTTTGAACTTGTCGCCCAGTTCGGCCTCCATGTACTCGTTGCCGCGCTTGGTCAGCAAGGCTTGAGCTTCCTGAGTTTTGCCCTCATGCATCAGTGTGCGCACAGTGATACGCACACGCTCGTCTTCATTCATGCGCATGTAGACTGAGTTGATGATGCCGCCTGCGTCGTTGGGTTGGAACGCACCGCCCACGATTGGGTACTCAGACAAGCGCTTGACTGCCTGCTCTGGTGTCTCTTTTGCAGGTACGCCAAGGCTGATCGCGTGTAGGAACGCCAGACCCATTGTGCCTGTGTAGCCGTTGACGATTGCCTCCATCTTGATGGGGGACAAGCCAAATGTTTTACCAACCAGCTTAGCCATCTCAGATGTATTAGCGCGGTACTGTTCTTCAGGCAACAGCTTCTTCTCACGCTCAGACAGAATGTCGCGGCCTGTGTAGAACGACTTCTCAAGCGCCGCCTCAACGGTTGGCTTGATGGCTTGAGGCAAAGGAATCAGCGTAGGAATCTTGAGGCCGTTGCCAATGTCGATAGTGGGCATGCTCGTGCCGCCCGGCAAGGTCTGAATCAAGATCTGGTTAAACGCTTGAACTGCTTCCTCACTGCCATGCTTCTGAGTCATGCTGTTGTACAGCGCCTCGGGAATAGCCTTGAAGATGTAGCCAATCTCAAACGGCACAGGAATCTTCAGCGGCTCGTCCAGACCGGGCACGCGTATAAACCAGTTGCCATACTTCTGATCGGGCGTAGCGTTCTTGTAGGCTTCGTCGTCCTGCATCGCCATGGCGTAGAGAATAGAAGCCGCCGCCATCATGCCGCCGCGCATCAACAATTTCTCACGAATACGCAGTTGGTCGTTGAACGGCATCTTTCCTGCCAACGCCTTGTACAAAACATTCAAGCCCTGAATCTGTGCGTTGAAGAAAGGAATCAATGCGTTGGCTACGTGGATGCTTGGAGATGCGCCGCGCTTGTTAAAGTTCATGGACTCCAAAGACATCAGCGTAGCTTCCATCTCAGACAGCCCTTGCTCAATATAACTGTTGTACTGAGCACGTCGTGTGAGCGCGTCAGCCTCCATACCCAAAGCTTCAAATTTACCCAACGCTTTCATCCATCCGGACTGGCCATCAGTAATGTCACGCAGAATCTTGGACAAGTCCTCGCTTGTACCTTTGAACTGCTGACCACCAACAATGCCGCGTTTCTCCAAAGTTTCTTTGGCAGTGCCGTTTATTTCTTTCAAGGCGCCAATGATAGGCATGAAGTCAGCGCCAGACATAATCGGTGCGGCCAACGAATCACGGAACAATTGCTTGGCCATGTACAAGGGGCTCAGCGTCACAGCCTTACGCAAACCTTGCGCGGGAAGCGCCATGGCACGCAACAGGAACGGCATCTGTGTTGGGATACCCTCCATACCCTTGACCAAGATGTCAGCAGGCACGCCTGTCTCAAACTCCTTGTTGCCGATCTTCACTTTTTCTGTGTGAATAATCGCGTAACGGTCATCGCCGTCTACTTTAAATTTGACAACGTCTGCGCCTTCGGCCTTTTTAACCAACGTGGCGGACTTCAGATCAAGTAGTTCCATGACTGCGTTTTTGGTTGCAAGGTTACGCATGCCCATGTCCACCAACATGTTGGTGTTCTGCACCGAGCTGGTCATGAAGTCAAGGATGGCTGTGTCACCGCCAACCAACTCTTTCAAGTAAGGCTGATCTGCAATACTGCCAATACGAACAGGGCTCTCGTTGCCGATCACCAACTCGACGACGCCTTTGCGCTCACGATAGAACGGAATGTAATCGTCCTGCGCCACCAAGCGTTTCACAAGTTCTTTAGACAAAGCGCCTGTGCTGGCCACAAAGTCCAACATGTCGCGGTTGTACTGGTTGTACTCTTTGCGTGCGGCTTCAAAGATGTACTTTAACTCGGGGTTGCTCTTGACCAGTGCAGTTACGCGGTCAAGCATTTCTTGTGTCAACACAGGTTTGCCGTTGGCGTCTGTGCCAAAGTTAAGCGTCTCAATACCTTTGTTAGCGGCACGAATAGCGGCCATGTATGTTGTAAAGGCTTGGTTGACAGCTTCGCCGTTACCAATATATTGCTTGGCATCTTTCAGTGTGTTCACAATACTGCCGAGGTTGGCTCCGCCTGAAGTCTCAACCACACGCTCAATGCGTCCATCGCTGCGGGTAATTTCCTTGATGGCAGGAGCACCGTCAGCCACAGCCTTAGACACAATGTTCATGCGTTGGTCATATGTGCGCAGGTAGTACAACATCTGCGTACCGGCAAGCCTGTCCATGTATTTGGCTAAACGCTCAAAGCCTGCAAAGCGGTCAACAAGCTGTGTCTCAAACGCAAGGCCGGTTGTGTTGGCTTTGATTGAATCAAATATCGTACGCTTTTGCGCCACCACACGGCTGATAACGTCACCTATCTTTGCGAAGTCCTCGTTGTAGACAGGCTCTTGATACGCCAAGGACTCACTTTTCAAATCTTGGATTGGCTTGTTGTTCTCGTACAACTCAGCTTTGGTGTAAGCCAAAATTTCTTCTGTCAGCGCCACAGACTCTGCAAACAAAGACTGGGCAGCCTTAGCAGGCATGTCAAAAAACTGCGACATGATCTCCACAAAACGCGTGAAGATGCTCTTGCGTGGTTTATCCGAAGGGATTTCGGTCAGCAGTTTTTGGAAGTCGCGGTTGGCAAACAACTCAGCAATAAACTCGTGCTCGTTCTTTAGCGCGTAGATTGACTGGCGTGTCCGAGCCAAACCCATACCGTGCTGACGGAAGTACGCTTTGCCTTCTTTGGTTTCAAGCCAATCAATTGTTTTTGTGCGCAGTTCATTGACCCGAGCCTTAAGCTCGGGGCTGTCGTTCATAGCGCGAGACGTAGCGGCGTGTGTCAACTCATGCAACAGAACTTTGTTGGCGTTGCTGTTGAATCTAGAGGGGGCACGGGTGTACACAACGTTAAGGCGTGTGTTATACAAACCTGCGGTGTTGTTACGGATGACGCCGTCGATAGCATACACACGCCCCTCGCCATTTTCTGCGGGAGAAGATTCAAACACATCCGCCAAGCGCATAAACAACTCGCTCACTTGCGGAGAAGATGTTCTCTTAGCGCCGTACTTAGCCGCATCTGCAAACGTCATGCCGTGGAAAGGCGCGTCTGTAACAAACTCCGTACCAAGTTCTTTCGCAACAGCGTCAGACGTAAAGTCGGCTTCTGTGTACAAATTTTTAAAAACCGTTTTCGGCGTAGGCATAGCCGTACGGGTCTTAGGAGGCGCGCTTGGTTTAGGGGGCACAAAAACTGCCGCTGTTTTACTTGTAGCCGCCCTCTTTACGGCTGGCAGTTTACGTGTGTCAGTAAAGTCTGACACGCTCATTTGGCGTACAACTTCTAAATGCTTTTTGGCTTCCTCGTACATGTCGCGGTACTCAGGGTCACCCGCAAAAATCTCTACGTCGGCTTTGTAAGTCAACTCAGCCTTTTTCAGCGCCATCTCAATACGTTTCTCAAACGTACTTGCTCTTGATCGCTCCGCGTACATTTCTACACGATACGCAACGCTACCCTCTGCGCCGTCAACCATGAAAGTGCGCTGGTTCTTGTAAAAGACCGGAGCCTTTCTAGATTCCATTCCCAGATTGTCAAAGTCATCACGCAGTGTTGCAGTCAAAGATGCTGTAATGGAATCATAGTCATCGGCCATGAAAGGCTCATTGGAGAATTCTCCATAGATGCCTGACTCTCGCTCAGCTTTCATACCTTCGGATGCGGCTTCAAGTGCTTGGCGGTAGCCAGTACGCAAAGGTTTCTTTGCCCCCATAGCGGCAGTGCTCGGCGCCGTAGCGGCACGTTGTTTCTTAGCAGGTTTGCCTTCCAACAAAACTTCGCGTTGAGCTTCCAAAGACTCAATGTTTTGCATCACGCCAGCTTTAGCAAGCGCGGCATCGCGTTCGGCTTGTGGCAAAGACTCGTCCTCGGCCATCTTCTTAAGCGCAGACAGCTCGTTGGGGAACTCTTCGTAAGCGCCAAGCTCTGTGATAAGGTCTGCAACTTCCTTGTCGATTGTTTCGACCTGCGCGGCTTTCTTAAGTGTGTTTTGTTCAGCTTCGTATGCGCGGTCAGCTTTGTCTTGATCTTCCCTGCGCAGTTTGTCTGCTTCTTTTTCAGCGGTGCTCTTAATTTCTTCAGTCGTGCCTGCCTGACGTTTAACGCCTTTACCGCCCAGCTTGTCTTTCCAGAACTCTTCCATCTGTTGTTGTTCAGATTTGGCGGCTTCTTTAAATTTAGTTGCGCGTGTCTCAGCCGCCTTGACGGTTTGTTTCTGAACTTCTAAGTTCTTCATTGCTTGGCGATAAGCAAACGGATACGCGTTGGGGTTGTCAGTGACGAGTTCCCCGCGCATGGCGGCAAGGTTAGCTTCCTGCATTTCCAAATACTGGCGTTCTGTCTTGACGTTGCCATCAAGCATCGCTTGGGCTACTGCGTAGCTGCCATCAAATTCAGTTGAGCGCTCTTCCAACAAGTCGCTAAGTTCTGTCTCTTGTTCCTTAATTTTGTCTTCAAGGTCGTCGATAATGCCCTTCTTCTCTTCGTAGCGGAACAACTCGTATGTGGCCAGCTCGGTGCGGTTTGCACCTTCTTTCTGCGCCAACACGCTGTCAAAGCGCTTCTTGATCTTGTCCAGTTCAGCCTGCTCTTTGATGAGCGTTGACTTGGCTTTTTCAAGATCAGTGCTAGCTTTACCAATAACGGGGTCGAGCATGAACGCCAGAGCGCCATCCATCTCACGACGAGCGTTGGCAATCGCTTTCTCCACAGTGGCTTGATACACGTCTCTTTGTTTACGTACATCTTCTTCAGCAGTAAGAAGCTGTTTCTGCGCGTCAGTCAAAATAGCTGAACCTCGCATCACGTCTTTGAGGTACTTCAAGGTGTCGCGCAGTCCTGCCATACGCTCACTAACTTCTTTAGCGGCGGCTCTTACATTGGCGTTGGTGTCCTGCATGAACGATAACAACTGGTTGTCCGCATCGGCAAGGCGGCGTCCTTGCGCCAACAAGTTCATAGCTTCTTGAACACGCGCCTTATATTTGGGCAACTCTTGTGTACGGAACTCGTTTAGCAAACGCTCAGCGGTTGCCTGCTCTTGTGGCGTCAGCTTTTGCTGTTTGGAGTATTTGTAGAGAATGTTTTTCTCTTCTTGCGTCTTGCCTGCTTCTGGCATACCTGCAAAGACTTTGGCCATTTCTTCGTCAGTCCAACGGCTTGTGTCTTTCCAAAAGAACTGCGTGTCCTTCTTGATGCTGTCCATGCGCTCTTTGATTTGTTCAATCAAACGCAAGCGGTTCTTACGCGTAGCTTCTCTGGCCAAACGTACCGGCTCAGTCTTCTTGAACAGCTCTTTGGCTTTGGCCAGCGCTTCCCACACAGGTTTCATGCGCGGTGACTTGGCAAAGTTTGCCGGTGTTGCACGGATGTAGCCAAGGTCTTCTTGCGCCTCAGGGAACAGTGCCTTCTGACCTTCGGGTACAGTTTCCGTAGCACGAATAGCATCATTGATGGCTTGGATGTCTACCTGTTTGACGTCGCGTCCTGCAACAATAGCGTCTACAACAGGCTCAACCTTGTCCAGAATATCACGGGTAGCTTTGCCTGCGTCCATGATGTCAGCGGCGGCATTGAGTGCATCACGAGCACCGGGGCGCATACCGCCCATCTTGGCCATCTTGTTGCGCACAAATTCTGTACGGCGAGCCAACTCGCCACGAAGTGTAGTGGCGGTTTCGCCACGGGCTTCGGCAGTCTTCTTAGCTTCCTCTGCGGCAAACTGACGCTTGAGTGGGCCAGCCTCTACGCGCTGAACTTTGCTTGGTGCTTCTTCTGACAACTTGTTTCTGACAGCTTCAACGATTGCTCGGAAGTGTTTAACTTCAGCTTCGCTCAGCTTCTTGACGCCACCACTAACTAGGCGTCTTTCGGTAACTGCAGGGCGCACGATCTTGTCGGCACGCATCTGCGCAGGCTGAACAATCACGTCTTCGTATTCAGGGGCGGCACCTTTTTCTTTTGAACGCTCAACCCAGTTGTTAAAGGCATCGTTCATTTTGGACGCAGCAACAAGAGCCTCATCTGTTGTGAGCGCGGGTTTGCCTGCGGCACGGCGATGAATAGCGGATTCTTGCAAAGCGTTTGTGATGAACTGCGCACGAGCTTCGTCAGCGCGTTTGGCCAGACCTTCTTCGGTATTGGCGGCTGTGACATCTCTGCCCAACGTCTGCTCGGAACGAATACTAGATGTAGCATCCTCCACCTTGGCCATGGCTTCTTGCTGTGCACGACGGGCGGCAATCAACTCACGAGCGTAAGAGGCGCGGGTGTCTTCTTCAGCAGGACCACGCTTCAAGCCTTTGGTATCTACGCCAGCAGGTTTCGCTGCGGACATGGCGTTGAGCTGGTCCATGGCGGCGTTACGGCGTTGCAAAGCTTCGATGGCTGCGGCACGATTGCCTTGGCGACGGAACATCCGATATTCTTTATCTGCCTGTTCAGAACTATCAAGCAATCCCTCAACAGTCTTACGAACGGTAGGCGCTTCACGCAATGGCTTGAGGTCTTCGTTGACTTTTACTGCGCCGGGCTGTCCGGCCAAGGCCTTCTCAAACATTGGGTCAAGGTACGCAAAGTTTGGCTCAGCATTTTTGGCATGCTCTTCAACATCTGCTTGAGACTCTTTGTACATAGCCATCGCGTCATCGGCTGGCTTGTTGGTCTGCTCTTTAAGAACTTCTTGGCGCTGTGCCAACTCTTGTTTGCTTGCGGCTTTCTCGCCCTTCTCAACAGCAGCAAGGCGCATCTTGATGCCGGTCAGCAATGTGTTGTTGTCTTTGTCGCTCAACCCTTGCACAGTTGTGCGGGTCTTGACCATCTCTGCAGCCTTTGTTGGGTCCTGCATCATGTAGTCAGCGGTGTCGGCCAAGTCAAATACGCCAGCGCCACGAGCAGCATCAAACTGCCCTTGTGCATAGTCTTGCAAACCTGTGTCTACAACTGGGGCAGTCTCTTCCACACCAAACAACTGGCCCTTGCCACGGCGAACAACAGGCTCTGCTTCTTTTGGCTGCTTGACAGGTTTAACTTCCATGCCCATTTGTTGAAGCATGAAGTCCTCAACAGGCATCTTGGCCAGTGCTGCTTGGCGCTCAATCTCTTTGAGCTTGCCTTTGGATGTGTGGTAGTCCTGCGCCAATGGCTTGATCTGCTTTTCAAGCTCTTTAATTTGTGAGTTAATATTTTTATTAAACGCCCGGTCTGCGTCGGCGGTGGGAGACTCTTTGTCAATCTTTTTGATCTGCGCAACTAAGGCTTGCTTTTGCTTAGCCAAATCGTCGTACTTCTGCACAACTTCTTGTGCGTAGTCAGGAGTCTCTTTGTATTCGCGCTCTTTAGCAAGGCGTTGTTCTTCTTCCTCGCGAAGCTTTTGCAACTCTTCTTGTTGCGGAATTTGCTGTTTAGCAGCTTCTCCACGGCGCTCCATGTAACGACCCGCAGGGGCCAACACACCGCCAAGAACGGCACCGCCAACCAAACTATCCCAGTACTCATCTCGCGCTTTTTCATCAGAGATATTTAAACCGGCTTGCAGGCGTTCAAAGAATTGCTGACCGGCTTCGGTCAAACCCTCCGTGCCCATGGCCTTGCCTGTGGCAAGCGCATAGTCTTTAGCCACATTCATCGTACCCTGCTTGGCAATCTCAGCGGCAACTTTCTCAGGAACTTCTTTACCAGCAGCAGCAAATATCCCACGAATACCGGGAAGCATTTTTAAACTAAGCGCATCTAATGCGGCTTGCGGAACAGCGGCGGCAGCGGCGTATCCCAAGTTTGTTTCGCCAAGCTTTTTGCCCTCGTCCATCTGACGAGACAAGTTAGAACCTGTAAACTGCGCAGCAGAAGCCAAACCTGCAGCACCAAGTGCAGCCAAACCTTCGGGAGCCACTGCACCTGCAACAAGTGGTGCAGCCATATAAGGAAGAGACCCGCCTAACAACTCGGCAATCTTTGTTCCGGGAGCTTCCATCCAACCTTTTTGCGTGGGCGCAAAGGTTTTCTTTTTGTAAGCTTCTTGCTCGGCTATATATTTTTCAGCGGCAGCTTCATCCATGAGGCCACTACGACCAGCAAGCGCGGCAACGTCTCCTTTGAGAGAAGCCAAGCCTGCTTTAGATGCTGCAAGAAAACCGCCTTCGGGTCCGGCTTCTTTTTTCTGACGTATGCCAAACGACTCAGGGTACATCTCCTGCGCTCGTTCCCATGCTTGTTGGGGCGTCTCGCCCTCCCGAATAGTTACGGAGTTTCCGTCTGGCAGGGGCAAGTACTGTGGCATAGTATTCCTAATTGTGCGGCTGGAGATAATCACCCATGCAGGCCGAGCTACATGGGTGTGGTAAGTTTAACCCAAAACTTTTCCTTGTGGTGCGCCCAACACAGTGGGGGCTTGCCCAACCATTTGCTGAATATGCGACTTAATAAGCGCTGCCAACTTCTGGTCTTGTGGGTTGTCGCTGGCCTCAAGCATCTTGAGTGCCATCGGGTCTTTGGCGTACGCTTGAATGAGTCCTGACAAGCCGCGAGTGTTTTCTTCCAAAGCTTTGGCTTCTGCCCTAGCTTTTGCACCAGCGCCGCCGTAGTATTCTTTGTGCGCTTGGACAAGCTCTCTGTCCAGCTTGGCTTTCTCGTCGGCTTGCTTGGCAGCAATAGTTTTGAGGCCAGCTTCACCAGCATTAACAAGCGCGTATGGGCTTTGACCTGCCATGAGCTGGAGGCCCAGCATCATCACAGTATTCTTGTCCATGCCAAACAAAGTATCTTTTGGCATTTCTTCCTGCGCAGTCTCGATTGCTTTCTTTTGCAATGCTGGAGGAGGCGGGGCCATATCATTCTGACGTTTCAAACGAGCAGTCTCTGCCGCGCTTTGGTTTTCAGTAATGTCTTTGGGTATATATGCCTGAGGCTTGCGGTTTTCAGGATTCATGATGGCTGCGGCAAAACTTGTGCCTGAAGGGTCAGCTCCGTAACCTTCCATTTGACTTAGCTGTTCAGGAGTAGCGTTAGACAAAGCATTAGCAGCACCGGCAGACAGAGCGCCACCAACTGCACCAATGCCAGCACCCATACCAACAGCGGGAGCAGCAATACCTGCGCGGGTGGCAGGAGTCAACACATTATTTAACTTACCAAGGTTGCCGCTCAAGGAACCCAGCTTGGCGCCAAGCAACGCACCAAGGCCTGTAGCTCCACCAAAAACAGAAGAACCTTCGGGGCCGCGCTCCACTTCGGTAGCAGTCTGGCCTTGTGGAGCCGCCGCTTGTGCGGTACTAATAGGCAACAAATCAGTCATACGCTGAGCAATGCTCTTGCCGTAGCCGATTGTGGTGGGGGCGTCAGGATTCTTTGGATCACTGACAGGAATGCCTTTTGCAGCTTTTTGCATGCCGCCGGGGCCACCATAGTAGTACGCACCAGCCAATACAGGGTCACCTTTAGCAGCGCTAAAGCCTTGACGGCCATAGCGAATGCCCGCACGCATATTGTCGAGCGGTTTGTTGATGTCCATGTCGGGGTCAGCAACGCTCTTGAATGTGTCAGGCATAACCTGCATCGCGCCTTTGGCTCCACGATTGGAGTCCTTGCTGTTTGCTTTGCCGCTGGACTCTTGACCGTGAATGGACTTGAGGAACGCACGCTCCACAGGGTTGTCAACACCTTCCATGTCCAGCGCAGCATCAAATAACTCAGAGCCAGACAGCTTCTTCATGCCGCCCTCAGCCATGCGAATAACAGGCTCGTTGTTAAATTCAAGCTGGCTAGCTGGGCCGCCACCCTCAGCCATACCGCCATCGTCATAGCCAGCAATACCGCCGTCAGCCAAATGCTTAATGTTAGGTGCGGGCAACGCGCCAATCCCCATTTCTTCTGGCAAACTGGCGTGCATAGACGCCAAGTTTTGGTCCACCACTTTGGGAGGCTGCGCGGCTGACATTGCTTTGGCAGCTTCTAAATGCTGGCGGTTCTGGCTTTCTTGGAACGCCAAAGGAAAGATGTACGGGTTGTTCTTGTTTGTCTCAGCGTACTGAGCCAGCTCTTTGTCTGGCATGAAGCGCAGCTTCTGGGTGATGCTTTGTTCTGCAATTGACATAGTTAATCCTTAACGCATCTTGGACAAAGCCAACTCAACAAGCCCAGCTGGGCGCTCTTTAATCGAGCCGCCTTTTGCTCTCATGGTAGCACCGTACGCCGTTGCACCAAGACCTGCCAGTTGAGAAACAGCAGAAGGCGCGGCGGAGTAGAGCGTACTGCCCATTTGAGACAGTGGCGCACCACGAATAATGTCGGACATGAAGCCCATTTGTTTGTAAGGCTGGTTAATTTTATTTAAATAGTCTTGGTACTGATTGCCCAAGATGGTGTTCATCTGGCCTTGCTGTTGCGTGCCGTACTGGTTCTGCAACTTGTTGATGTCCATGCCTTGGTTAAACGCAGTCTGACCAACAGTGTTCAAAGTGTTAGCACCAGTCAACGCAGTCTGAAGACCTTGAAGTCCCAGCCCGGCGCCGTATTGACGAGACTGTTCATTTAATTGCGCAGCTTGTTGGCGTTGCTGTTGCTCTTGGTTGAACTGATTCAGTGCTTGGCCGTACGCGTTTTGCATACCTGTGGCCATGATGTCGCCCTTTTGACGAGCCAAATTACCGGCGGCTTGACCGCGCATAAGATAGTCGCCACTTCCACCAAACGCACCTGCACGAGCAGCCTGCGCACCTTGAGCTTGGGCTGCAATATCTGCTTGACGCTGAGCATCTTGTTGCTGGCGCTGCACCACGTTTTGAACGTAAGGCGACATGTATTGGTTTAACATGTTCTGGTCAGTCACACTACCACTCTGGTAGTTGCTGGGGCCGTACTGTGTGTTCAGTGCTTGTTGTCCAGCCAGTCCTGCCAAACCGGTAGCGCCTTGAAGCTGATATGACGGCTGCATTTGCTGTGCGCCTTCGAAAGACTGCTTCTGCAAAGGCGTAAACTGTGCAACGCGGTCGCCCGTATATTCTTGGTAAGGGATGTTAGGGTCTGCAAAAGCTTGCGCTTGGCCCAGCAGAGTCTGCGCATAAGGAGCAACTTCAGGGGCAAAACCTACCTGATTCTGTTGTACTTGTGTTGGAGTTGAGGTTGCCATGTCTTTTCCTTAAGCGGGAAGATGTTTGTCAGCGCGGGAGTTGGTGGCTACTTTGCCTTTGCCAACAGTTTTGCCACGAGCTTTTTGAATTCGGTCCATCATTGCATACAGTTTGCGTGCGCCTGCTTCTGTTGAGCCGTTACCAAGTTCAGACACAATACGTGCGGGCACTACAAATTCACCGTCAGCAAGGCGTGCAGGCTGTCGGTTACTACCAATAGAAGCAGGGATGCTGTCAGACACGCCATCACCGGGGCCTTTAAGCAGACGGCCACCATCAGAGTAGCCACCCAAAGTACCGAGACCGCCTTGCGCATACACACGTGGGGGTTGAAAACTAAATTTGCCAGTTTCTCTTGAGTAGAATGGGCGTGCAGAACCGCCTCTAGCATAGCCCATCAAACCGCCGTTAGCAGCTTCTGTCTCAGCTTCCATATAGCGATCAAAGCCACCACCAAAGCCACCGATGCCTGTGTTAGCGGACATGCTACCACCTTCATAGTCACCAAAATTGCTTCGATCAAGCACGTCGTTGCCTGTGTCAACGTTGAAACCCAGAGATCCCGCAGGTTCTAAATTACCGGCAGGGGTCAAGTAAGGCTGTCCTTCTTGGGACTTAAACCACTCGTCAAGCTTGGCTTGTTCTTCTGGAGTAGTAGGCAGGTAATGAACTTCGTTAATTGGCTCAAAACCTGTGGGGAAACTTTGCATTGTTGCGCTTGGAATGCCGGGGCCTTCTTTGACAGGACCTTCTTCGCCGCCCATGTTTCCAGCTTGCGTTGCAGATTTTTGCCAATCTTGAGGAACTTCACCCGAAGCGCCAAGAGGGTTTCCTGAAGCGTCGTAAGTGTTGTAAGTGCCGTCAGAATTCTGTGTAGAGAACGTGCCATCGCCGTGGTCAATTACTTCAGGAACTTCGTCAACAGGCGCTTGTGCGCTTGGGTTTCCTTCTACGTATGGCGACTCAACTGGTGTTGTCTCCGTTGGCGGTGTTTCAACTGGAGGCTGTTCAATCAATGAAGGAATACCGCCAACGGGCTGAGGCATTGGTTGCTCAACGGGTGGTTGCTCAACGGGTGGTTGCTCAACGGGTGGTTGCTCAACGGGTGGTTGCTCAACGGGCTGAGGCATTGGTTGCTCAACGGGCTGAGGGATTGGTTGCTCAACGGGCTGAGGCATTGGCTGCTCAATCAACGAAGGAAGACCCGCAACAGGTTGCTCAATTGGCTGCTCAACGGGCTGAGGCATTGGCCGATCAATTGGATCCCCGATGCTGGGTTGCTCAATTGGTTGCTCAATTGGTTGCTCAACTGGTTGTGGTGACGGTTGCTCAACGGGATATTGCACGGGTTGTGGCGCAGGTTGTTCAATAGGAATAGTGATACCGGAACTACCTGTCAAATCTTTAATACCGCCCGCAGTACTTGCAGTAGTTGTAGTGCCTGCGCCGGGCAACAAAGTTTCAACGCCTGATGGGGTAGGTGTAGTAGATGTGCCGCCGGAACCTGTAACCGTGCCTGTACCGCCGGGGCCTTCCGTCTGTGAAGGACTGGGCGTGGTTGTGATTACACCTGTACCACCAGTACCTTCTATTCCCGATGGGTTGGGCGTGGTTGTAGTTGTGCTTGTACCACCAGTACCTTCTGTGCCGCCAGTCGTAGGCGTTTGTTCGCCGGGAAACTGCGTAATCGGCGTTGGAATAAAAATAGGATTCTGTTCTATAGGCAACTGCACCACTGGAGGTTGCTCAACAGGGGGCTGTTCAACTGGAGGTTGCTCAACAGGGGGCTGTTCAACTGGAGGTTGCTCGACTGGAGGCTGTTCAACAGGTGGTTGCTCAATTGGTGGTTGCTCAATTGGTATTTGTGGGGGAGTAATGACAGGTGGCTGCTCAACAGGCGGCTGCCCAACTGGAGGCTGAGGAATTGTTGGGGCAGTGTTAGTTGGAGGGACAACTACAGTTCGTGGCACATAAGCAGGCCCAACGGGATGCGAAGCATTCCCCATCAAATAGTCATAGGCCGCCTTGGACTGGCCAGACAGCGTGTTGTATTTAGCGTAAGGGTCTGTGTCGCAACCATCAGCAAACGCCACAATACCGCCCGTAGCTAAGCCAGTGGGAGATTTAGGAATGTATTGTGGAAAAGAGCGTGTTCCCCACTCGCTGGCCAACACGGGGGTCTGCGCAGTAACTTGCCGAGTGTTCTCGTTGTATTGGTACGGGCGAATATAACCGGGGGTCATCGGCGGTGCTTTAACTGTAGTGGGCACCATTTGGTCCGCAATTACAGGGGCCGCAGCCATGCCAAAAGTTTTAGCAGCATTCATGCCGCCGCCCATCTGATTGACCAACGCGCTCGGGTTGTTTAGGGCTGTCTGCATGCCTGCTGTGGCTGCTTCAAAGCCAGTTGGCGCGGCTGTTTGAGCGGCAGAATTAGCCAACGCACCAATCGGGTCTACCGAGCGGCTAGCATTAGCCAACACATCGGGGGCAAACTTACTTGCACCAAGCCCCGCTAAACTTTCACCAATGCCGTACCCGCCATACGCACCCAGTCCGGCCATGAGGCCCTTAGACAAACTGCCAGAAGCCAAACCAGTAACGCCACCAACAATAGCACCAGCGCCCAACGCAGACTCAACAAGACCAAAACCCGCAGGGCCAAGCGCAAAGCCCGCAATCATGGGCAAAATAGAAGACAAGAAACCGGCTTCGGGCAGGCCAGTCTCAGGATTAATAGTCAACGAACCGCCATGTTTAACAGCCAAAGCCTGCAGACCCGCCACCTCATGTGGTGTCATGTGGACAAGCATCGAGTCTGAGCCGCGACCTCTGGCGGCCATGTGGTTGGCTAGTACGTGAAGGCTCATGGTTGCCTCTCAAAATGGGGGTTAATTAAGTTTAACATTTTCACAGGCTTTAGCCAACTTTCCAATGTGTTCCGTCTGAGTACACAGGCACTGCTACAGCGCCCCCAGTAATTACAGTTGCACCAAACGTAGGAGCCAAAGCATCCGTTACAAAAGCCCTAGCTCCAACCCCTGCCGCTGATGCACTTGGAAGGGTATTCACTGTATAGTTTGTAAGCGCGGGGATATCTGTAGAAGCGTTTAACCGCGCAATAAAGTCGTCGATTCTATTAAAGTACAGACGCAGCACATTACTAAACTGGTCTTGAAACCGCTTATCCCAGTCTTGCGGAGCCAAGGGTAAATTAGGCGCAGCAATCTTGTCGATTGTGTAGTTTGTTGTAACGATGTTGCTCATCGTCTGCCGTCCGGTCTGATGTCAATACGCGGAGCGCCCAACTGCCAAGTGGTATTGAGCTGGTTTGAACTGATTCTAAAAATCATCTGGCGCCCACGGAAGCGTGTGTAGATCTGACCTGTAAACTCTTCAGTGATGTTATACACGGAGCCACTTTTAACAGGCTGCGCGGCATCGCTTGTTACGCCCGAGCCCGAGTTGGTCAACCCGTACAGCTCCATTGTTACTGTAGCTGCGTCACCAGAAGGCGCGGTTGTGGAATTATTAAAGGTCAAGTCAGGCAGTATGCGCCACACAAAACCAAAGTTGTGACCATCACCAATATCAAACTCAGACGATGCAATGTATGCGTTGATTGGCAACACTGTAGAAGACTCAGCGTTGTTCAACCCGTATTCTTGATTGACAATGTTTTGACTGTACGTAGCGGCAATTGGGTAGTTGAGCAAACCTGAGTCAAGCCAAGCAGTACGCGCCATGGTTCCGTAGTACCAGATCTTTTCAAAGTAGTTGTAAACCACATACTTGTCTACTTTGGTGTTGTCGCCAGAACAGTAGAACCACCAAACTTCATTAAAGCCTTCGTTGGTACTGCAAAAAACTTGCAGCGCTTGGGCCTGATTGATATCTTGAAATACGTAACGGCGCAGGTCACAGTTAAGCGTTTGCACACGGCCATCGTACATATAGAACTTGTCTACGCCCATCCAGTAAATAACGCCCGAAGCAATCACAGCCGCGTTGGGGCTGATAATAGAAATGTTGTCGCCAAGCAACTGAGACGCCCAAACATACGGAGGTCCAAGATACTGAAGCGAGTACACGCTTGAGTCGGTCAATACCACAATCTCTTGACGGGTCTGAACTGTCGTAACAATTTGCGAACCATGAGACAGTCGGGTAAACCCTGCCTGATTGGTGGGGTCTGGCGTCCAGTTGTAAATATCGTTTTGGCCTGACCACCGAATAAGCAAGGGGTCAATTGTTGTTTTTCCGTAATCGTTTGTTCCAAACACCAGCACAAAACGAGAAGCGTCTGAGACTGTTAAATTGTTTTGAATGATTGGTACATCGACAATGATGGAAATGTAAACGCCCGAACCAGTAGATGTCGTGCTAACTTCATTGCCAGCGGCGTTAAGCAAACCAAAAGTCAAACCGTTAACATTGAAAGCGTAGTAAGTTGTGGCGGCTGAAATACCTCCGGGCAACGAACCTGTGGCAGCAAATTGAAGTGCGGCGCCTTCAGTATAAAGAATGGTTGAAGTGACTACAGTCGGCAAACCTGTGACTGTGCTGTTTGTAAATGTAACTGCGCCGCCAAGAGTATTGAGCGCGACGCCACGGGTTGTGACACCTGAAGTAGCAGTCCAGTAATAAATATTACCGCCACGGGGACCAAAGATTAAGTTTTCGCCGTAATTGATTTGGTTCCAAAGTTGCAAAGGGCTGGTGCTTGTGCCGCCAAAACCCCAAGAACCTTCACCCCATGAGCCAGCGCCCCAGCCTGTCAGCGGAATAGCGTAAGCGGGGCCCGCATTAACTTGGTATGTAGCAACAACGGCAGCACCGCCGTAAGAGCCAGCAGGAATAGCAGAAGGGACCGTGATTGTAAAAGAGTTAAGGTTTACAACAGTGAGTTGGTATTCTGCGTTCCACGTAGAAGCGTATGTGCCAGTAGCCCCGCTGAATGTTAAAAAAGAACCGGTTGTTGCACCATGCGCTGTGGCAGTGACGGTGACTGTGGTTGTGCCGTTGGCGGTGAAAGGGTTTGTACCTAGCGTTACTGTGGTTCGAATGGGGGTGATGTCGTTGTACTGGCCACCCTTTTCAATATAAAACTTAGTGTTTGTACCTACGCCAACTAAATTTAAAAAGGTTAGCGTTACCCAGTTCCACAAAGAGCGGCACACGCCGTTAAAAGTGTATGCAGAAATTTGTTGCCAACCACCAATGACTTCGGGATTACCCTGACGGAAACGAATCTTGTCGCACTCGTACCAACCACCCTCAGTGGTGTATCGCGTATTCTCGCGGTTGACGCCCGGCTTTAGCAGAATCTTTTGTAATGGCATCGGCTGTCCTAGGATAGAAACATGGCCCGCTCGTCAATACGACGATTCTGTAGCCCTTTGAGTATTTTGCCACCAGCCATGCAATACTTCAAGAGTTCTTCAGCAGCACCTTCTTTATCACCCCGAAGCAACTTCTGGCGAAGCGTTGAACGCTGGAGTGTTCCCAAACCGACGTTAAAGCTAAAAGACACAAGACCATCAAACTGCCCTTGTGTAAGAGCAACAGGACAGAACTTCTCCACTCCACGTTCAAACCGATCAAGGTCGCGTCTAAGAATCCCATCTACCTCTTCCATTGTGTAAGTTCGTATATCTTCAGGATGCGGCTGAAAAGCATCCCGCTGTTCAATTTTAAGCTTGCCCTGCTCTGGGTACATCACATGACCAACACCAATCGTCCACAGCTTTGCGGGACACTGATACGGCTTTTGCCGAACACCTTCATGGTGCTTAATCACGCTGATGGCCTTGGGAGAAACGTTCATGACTTGCCAAACGCCCTGCCGCCAAAGTGAAAAGTAATGATGGCCGCGAACA